TTATTATATAAAATGTGATTAAGGGGTGATTATATGAATGAACAAATGTTTAAGAGTATAACAAGACTAAGAATGTCAATGTTAATGTTTTATAAATTATATTATAAATAAAAAAAAGATAGGTCATTTTATTGACCTATCTTTTTTATTTGAAAAAAAATAAAAAAATTTTCTCAAAACAGTTGTATAATTATATAAGTAATGATATAATGATGTTAATAAAAGATAAGAAAAAGAGGAGTTGAAGTTAAATGAAAACATATGAAAGTAAAAAAGGTGTATTCTATATTGAACAACATTGGATGGACAATAAATTTTATATCTACAGACAAAATAAAATCAGTGATAACTTTGGTACAGTTGGCGAATTAGTTAATGGATGTTCATATAAAACTGTAGAAGAAGCTGAACAAGATTTATTTGATTTATATTTATAAGGGAGGAATTATATTAAATCGTATAACTTATTATTTATTAAGTATAGAGAATATATAATATAAAAAAGTTTAAAAAGTAGGTTAGTAAAATAACCTACTTTTCTATACTATATATGTAAGTTAATTAAATAAAAATTTAAAGGAGTTGGTTTTAAATGGCTAAAATAAACATTAAGGATGCAGGAAAATTTACAAACGTAGGTTCAAGTGAATATTTTACACTAAAAGATGATGGAGATATAGCACAAGTAAGAATGTTATACACTGACCCAGAGGGAGGAGATATGGATTTCTTTTTAGTTCATCAACTAGAGATTGAAGTTAATGGCAAAAAAATAAGAAAATATGTAAGTTGTTTAGCAGTTGATGAAGATGGTCATGTTCATAAAGATGATTGTCCATTATGTAAAGCTGGATATAGAACACAAGAAAAACTATTTCTACAGTTATATGATGAGACAGATGATAAACTTAAAGTTTGGGAGAGAGGTAAAAACTTTGTAGGTAAAATAGTAAGTTTCTTGAATAGATACGGTAGCTTAGTTGAGCGTCCTATCGAGATTGAGAGAAAAGGTAAAAAAGGTGATACTAATACTACTTATGAAATGTTTGCATTAGAAAAAGATGGTAAAGAACTAGAAGATTTTCCTGAGAAGGTCAATATAGAAGGAACATATGTTACAAAAGTAAGTAAAGCTGACATGATAGATATTGTAGATGGCATATATGATTGGGGAGGTAATAAAGCTCATAATGATGTTGAACCTGCTCCAAGTAGACGTGATGAAACACCAAGAAGGGAGAGCAGAAGACGTAGAGTTGTAGATGATGAATTTTAATAACAAATAAATAACAAGTGAATACCAGGTAATTACTACCTGGTATTTTTTATAGGAGGGATATAATGAGTTTGTTTAAAGATACATTTAGTCGTTGTAATAACAAAGAGGCGAATAAAAAAGCCTTAGAAGTGTTGAGTAAAAAGAAAAATAAAAGAGCTCCAGTAACATCAATAGTACCTAAGACAATGAAGGATAAAGTAGAATATGCAAAGATGATGTCTACTAAAATATTTGCTGACAGATTAGATAGAATGGAATTAGTAACTAGTGAAGATAGATTAAGACAGTTCGATAAAAAAGTAGTAGCCAATGGCATAGTAGCACTAGATACTGAGACAAACGGACTTGATAGAATAGACGGAAAAGTAGCTGGTATATGTCTTTATACACCATATGAAAAAGGGATATATATTCCAGTAGGACATATAAGTTATATGACAAATATGGAATTACAAAGTAATGTATCTATTGAAGTAGTTAGAAAATTAATACAATCTTGGTCAGATAATAATATTAGATTTGTACTACACAATGCTAAGTTCGATATGCACATACTATATTGGATGATAGGAGTAAAAATAGTGCCATACTGGGATACATTAATTGGAGGGTATTTACTTAATGAAAATGAACCACATGGCTTAAAAGTATTATGGCAAAAGTATTGCACAGGAGAGAGTGCAGAGGTAGGTAAATTTGGTGAATTATTTAATGGCATTGAGTTCAATAAAATACCTCCCGATGTTGGCTATATGTATGCAGCCTTTGACCCTATAATGACTTTTGAATTATATGAATTTCAACGTGAGTATTTGGATAGAGATGGAAAATACTGTTATAAAAAAGGACTTGAAAGGGTGGCAGATGTATTTAGGAATATAGAAATGCCATTAATAGAAGTAGTATTCGATATGGAGGCTCAAGGAGTAGACATAGATACAAACTTAGCTCAACAACTTAAAGAGCGATATACTACGTATATGGACAATGCTCTTAATGAGTTCAATACACAAGTATCTGAACTTGATAAACAGGGAGTATTCAATGACTTAAGAGTAAAACATCCTGATAAATATAACAAAATAAGTGAGTTTGGAGAAGTAAATATTAATATAGGAAGTAATCAACAGTTAGTAATATTATTCTATGATGTCTTAAAATTAGAGCCACCAAAAGGTCAACGTAGTGTTGGTGAAGAACAGTTGAAACAATTACATCATCCATTAGTGAATAGTATATTAGAGTATAGAGGTATGAGTAAACTATTAAGTACTTATATTGATGCCATTCCTGAACATATAAGCAAAAGAACTGGTAAGTTACACGCAAACTTTAATCAGTATGGAGCTAAAACTGGTAGATTTAGTAGTAGTGACCCAAACTTACAAAATATACCAAGTAGGACTAAAAAATTAAGTGATGGCACTGTAATAGATGCTGGACATGATATTAGACAGATGTTTGTTGCAGGTCCAGGTAATGTAATAATTGGTGGTGACTTCTCACAACAAGAACCGAGATGTTTGGCACATATGAGTCAGGACGAACATATGATACAAGCATATTTAGACGGTAAAGATTTATATAGTACTATAGCCAGTAAGTTGTATAATATACCATATGATGAGTGTAAAGAGTTCAGACCTGACGGTACAGTTAACCCTGAAGGGAAACAACGTAGAAGTTCCGTTAAACCTATATTACTAGGAATTATGTATGGTAGAGGTGTAACAAGTATAGCCGAGCAGATGAATATCAGTAAAGAGGAGGCACAACAAGTTATTAACGACTTTTACAATCAGTTTCCAAAAGTAAAAGGATTTGTAGACTTTGCTCAAGAGAATGCAAGAGAGTATGGTTTTGTAGAAACTGCGTGGGGTAGAAAAAGAAGACTACCTAACATGCAGTTAGACCCAATTGAAATAACAGTTGAGAATCCTAACTTAGTTGATACATTTAATCCATTAGATTTTACTGGAACTGCTAATACAGAGGTGACCGATGAGGTTTATTTTAAATATCTTAAATTAATGAATAGAGCCTTTGGTAGAGAGGCAAAAGAGAAGATTAAACAACTGGCCAAAGATGAAGGTTATAAAATAGTTGATAATGGTGGGTATATAGCAGATGCTCAGAGACAATGTGTTAACAGTATAATACAAGGTAGTGCGGCTGATATGACTAAAATAGCAATGATAAGAATCCATGATAATAAAAGACTACAAGAGTTGGGATATAAATTAATCATACCGGTGCATGATGAAGTATTAGGAGTATGTCCAAAAGAGAATGCCAAAGAGGTGAGAGATATATTAGAGTACATTATGGTACACGTAGTAGACGGAAAATTTGAAATACCAATGAAAACTGATATTGAATGTACATATAGATGGTATGGAGAAGGAATAGAAATTTAATAAATATTTAAAACTCGGTTAGTAAAAGCCGAGTTTTTTATATACTATATATGTAAAACAAATAAGAAAAAGGAGATGTGTAATAATGAGTAAAGAAATTGCAGTAGTATTAAATAGTGGCGGTGTAGATAGTACAACAGCAGTGGGATTAGCAGTAGATTTATATGGAAAAGAGAATGTTGTTACAGTTAGTGCGTATTATGGACAAAAGCACAGTATTGAATTGAAATGTGCAAAAGATATAGCTGAGTATTATGATGTAAAACATATAGAAATAGATTTAAGTAAAATATTCGCATATAGTAACTGTTCTCTATTATCTAATAGTACAGAAGAAATTAGACATGAAAGTTATGCAGAGCAAATAGCCAAAGATGGAGAGGGAATGGTGAGAACTTATGTACCATTTAGAAATGGATTATTATTAAGTAGTGTAGCTGCCATAGCGATGAGTCTAGTTGAAGACAAACCAGACACAATTGCTACTATATATTTAGGAGCTCATGCAGATGACGCGGCTGGTGAAGCCTATGCTGACTGTAGTCCTGAATTTACTGAGACTATGGATAAAGCTATATCAATTGGTACTTATGACAAAGTTAGAGTTCATGCTCCTTTTGTAAATATGACTAAAAAAGATATTGTACGTTTGGGATTAGACTTAAAAGTGCCATATGAATTGACACATAGTTGTTATGAAGGTGAGAGACCTTGTTGTGGTACTTGTGGTACTTGTATTGATAGAATAAATGCCTTTAAGACAAACGGCGCAGTTGACCCAGTACCATATAAAATAAAAATAGATTGGGAGGAAAAATAATATGTATAAAATAATAAAGAAAATGGAAGTTGCAGGAGCTCATAAATTAGATTTACCATACGAAAGTAAATGTAGTAATCTACACGGCCATAATTGGAATATAGAAGTTCAATTGGAAAGTGAAGAATTAACTGAGTATGGAATGGTAATGGATTTTACACACATAAAAAGAGTTGTAAACCAACTAGACCACGCATTTATAAATGATGTTGTTGGAGTTAATCCAACTGCTGAGAATATCGCTAAATGGATAGCTGACCAATTAACTGGTATGTTTGATGGCATATATGTAAAATGTACTAGAGTAAGCGTTGAGGAAAGTGCTCATAACACTGCAATATATGAAGTTAAAGGGGGATGTAACTGTGGAAGATAAAATGTATAAAGTAAATGAGATATTTTTAAGTATAGATGGAGAAGGAGTTAGAACTGGATTGCCTACAGTCTTTATAAGACTGTATGGCTGTAATTTAAAATGTAGTTACTGTGATACTCGTTATAGTTGTGAAAATAGTGAATATACTGAAATACCATTAATGGATATATTAGATGAGGTATTAACATACGGAGTTCCTCGTGTAACATTAACTGGAGGAGAACCACTAATACATGAGAATGTAAAAGATTTAATCAACTCTTTAGTAGCTAATGATGTTGAAGTGAATATAGAAACTAATGGAGCAGTTGATTTAGATAAGTTTTGGGAATACAAGTATAATAGTAAAGTAATATTTACAATGGATTATAAATGTGCAAGTAGCGGCATGGAAGATAAAATGAAATTATGGAATTTAAAACTATTGCAACCTAAAGATGTAATTAAATTTGTAGTTAGTAATTACAATGAATTAGAGAAAATGGAATATATACTAGAGGAAAGCGAGTGTAAAGCTCAGCCTTATGTATCACCAGTATTTGGTGCAATAGAACCAAAAGAATTAGTTGAGTATATACTGGATAATAAATTAAACAATGTAAAAGTTCAAGTTCAGTTGCATAAAATAATATGGAATCCAAATATGAGAGGTGTATAATATGATAGATACTAAGAAAATTGAAGGCGCAGTAAGAGATATATTAGAAGCGTTAGGAGATGACCCAAACAGAGCAGGACTAAAAGAGACTCCTAAAAGAGTCGCTAAAATGTATCAAGAAGTATTTGAAGGGATGAATTATACAAACGAAGAAATAGCTGAGATGTTTGATAAATGTTTTTATGATGAGGGAGCAGATGACCTTGTAACTGTATCTAAAATACCAATTTTTAGTTATTGTGAACATCATTTAGCTTTGATGTATAATATGACTGTCAGTGTTGGATATATACCAAACGGTAAAGTTATAGGACTGAGTAAAATTGCTAGAGTGGCAGATATGGTAGCTAAGAGACTACAATTACAAGAACGTATTGGAGAAGATATTGCTGATATACTACAGATGATATTAGATACAGAAGATATAATTGTAGTAGTTCAGGGTGAACATAGTTGTATGACGGCGAGAGGAATTAAATCTCGTGGAGCTAAAACAAGAACTGCAACTATAAGAGGTAGATTTAAAACTAATATTGAATTGAGACAAGAAGCATATGAATTATTTAAATAAAAAAATTAAGTGGTCAGTTAGTAAACTGGCCACTTTTTATATACTATATATGTAATTAAAAAGGAGTTGATAACATGAGTTTTGATTTATACTTCGCAGGAGTAAGAGATATTGAAGCCGATGAAGCCATGATGGCAAGAGGAAGTTGTAGATTATATTCTCAACTACGTGATAGAAGTAGAGGAAAATTATGGTTACAACAAGCTAAAGAAAAACCAGGTACAAAAGTATTTGTAGATAGTGGAGCATATAGTGCCTGGTCAAGAGGTAAAAGTATTGATACAGATGAGTATATAAATTATTTAAATGAGAATACCAATGAGTTAACATTGTTTGCTAGTGTAGATAATATACCAGGAGAATTAACGAGAACACCAACACTAAAAGAGAAACAACAATCTCCATTATTATCGTGGGAAAATTATTTATATATGAGAGAGCGAGTTAAAGAACCCGACAAATTATTACCAGTTTTTCATATGGGAGAAGATTTTAAACATCTGAGTAATATGTGTAATACAATATTAGACGGAAAACATATACCATATATAGGGTTAGGAGGAACAGTTGGAGTTAGACCAAGTTCAGTAAAGAGTAATTGGTATAAACAATGTTTTAAAGTAATAAAAGAGAGTAATAACCCAAATATAAAAACACATGCTTTTGGAATGACTAGTTTGGATATATTAGAGAATTATCCATTTACAAGTGCTGATAGTACTACCTGGATGATGTTGGCAATTAATGGAAATATTCTTACAAAATATGGTGTTGTAGGATTATCTAATTCTGCTCAACACAGACCTAACCACATATTAAAATTACCAAAAGATGTACAGAAACAAGTGGAAGCACAAATAGCTGAATGTAATTTGACATTAGAAGAATGTGTAGAAAATACTAACTTGAGAACTGTTGTTAATATTCATTATATACAAAACTGGGCAGATAAGTATAAATACAAAGGTAACAATAGGTTTCAAAAGAGATTATTTTAGGAGGTGAGCTGAGTGAGTTTTAACTTATATTTAGCAGGAAGTAAAGTAAATACTCAGAATGACATAATAATAAAAAGAGAATGTGATGTACTATTTTCACAAATAAATGACAGAAAAGCTATAATGAAGTTTTTAGAAGTAATGTCCAATAATAAGTTATTTATAGACTCGGGAGCATACAGTGCTTGGAGTAAAAATAAACATATAGACGTAGAAGATTATATAAAGTTTATAAATGATAATACAGACAAATTTACTTTGTTTGCAAGTGTAGATGACATTCCAGGTGAGTTAAAAAGAAAACCTACATTATTAGAGCAACGTGAATCGCCTGAGAAGTCTTGGCATAATTATTTATATATGAGAGAGCAAGTAAGAGACAAAGATAAATTATTACCAGTATTTCATATTGGAGAAGACTTTAGACATTTACAAAATATGTTAGAGGCAACGTTCAATAATAAACATATTCCATATATAGGACTTGGTGGAACTGTTGGATTGGCCAGCTCAGTAAAAGAGGACTGGTATAAACAATGTTTTAAGATTATACAACAAAGTAAGAATCCCAAAGTAAAAGTTCATGCGTTTGGGATGACTAACTTAGACATATTGGAAAATTATCCGTTTGAGAGTGCAGACAGTACAACGTGGTTAATGGCGGCAATAAATGGAGAGTTATGTACTAAATATGGTAGAATATGTGTATCTTCAAAAGTACAACACAAAACCAGCCATTATAATAAATTACCACAGTTAGTACAGAAACAAATAGATGAGCAGTGTATTTTATATGGAACATCAATAGAAGAATGTATGGAAAACCAAGAGAGTAGACAATTATACAATATAAATTACTTTAAAGATTGGGCAGATAACTATAAATATAAAGGTAATAACAGATATCAAAAAAGATTATTTTAGGAGGGAAAATTATGAAAGTAAATACAAGTATATTAAAAGATATGTTGAAAGCTGTAAGCGGATGTAAACCAAGTAAAATATTAGAAATAACTAATTACTATGAGTTAGATTTTAGTGTAGAAGGATTATCATTGAGAGCAACAGACGGCATAAACTTCATAACAATTAATCACCCAACAGAATGTGATGAGAACATGTCAGTTATAGTAAAAGCTGACCAATTTAGTAAATTAATTAATAAAACTACTAAAGATACAGTGACACTTAAATTGACAGATAACTACTTAGAAGTAAAAGGTAATGGTAATTACAAAGTTGAAATAGTTAATGATGAAGTTTACCCAACTTTAGACATAGATACTGATAAAGAATTTACTGTAACTTATACAACTTTAAGTAATGCAATAACTAGTGGCGCTAAAGCTAAGAGTAATGTACCAACAGATGGTGTATTATTTAGTTACTTAGTAAGAGATAGTGAGATAGTTACTGCCGATGCAATAAAAGTATATAGTACTGAGTTAGACGGTAAAGATTTAGAAGAAATAGAATTATTAATACCTCCAACTTTAGCAAACTTATTACAATCAATAGATGTTGAGAACATAAAATTTATGGTAGATAAAGATTGCTCAACATTGAGAGCGGTAGGACAAAATATAACTATTACTGGAGCATTACAAGAGGGAGCAGATGAGTATCCCGATGTATTTCCATTATTGACTAGTAATTATCCTCATACTTGTGAAGTAGACGTTAAGCAAGTTTTACAAGCATTAGATAGATTAGATTTATTTATAGGTATATACGATAAAGGTATTATAGATTTAGTATTTAGTGAAACTAATATGGTCATATCAACTTCTAGTAAGTCCCTAGAGGTGATTGAATATACTAAGCCGATAGATTTATCAGAACCATTTATTATCAGTGTAAATAGCGCTTATATGAAGGACTTATTTAGTGCAGTAGATGAACCTAATGTAACTATAGAATTTGGTACAGAGGAAACACTTAAACTACAAACTAAAGATAGTATAATGTTGTTGGCAACTGCCGATGAAGAATAGGAGGTCTATATGAAACTAAATAAAATAGCCAAGATGGTCAGAGCTGAAAAGAGTAATGAGATTGCCCAACAGTTTGTGAATGACTTAATATATACAATAGAGAAGGAGAATGAAAGTGATTATATCCCAACTAGGTCTTATAAACCTAGTGGGATAGCAGGTTGTAAGAGAGGTCTATATTATCAGATGATAGGTGCTCAACCAGATGAACAAAGTAGTGGATTAAATTTAATCGGTATCTGTGAGAGTGGAACTGATAGACATGAGACAATACAAGATTATATACAACAAATGGCAAAATACACTAATAATTGTAAATGGATTAATGTAGCTAAGTATTTACACTCACAAGGAATTACTGACCCGCAGGTTGTATCTCAAGAAGGAAATGAGACAAAGTTATTCAGTAAGAAATATAATATGAGATTTATGTGTGATGGATTAGTGAACTATAAAGGAGAGTACTATATAATAGAGATTAAAACTGAGAGTACACATAAATATAACTCACACGATGAACCACATCAATCACATAAACTACAAGCAGCTTGTTATTCTATGTGTATAGGAGTACCGAAAGTAATATTCATCTATGAGAATAGAGATAATTGCAGTAAAAAAGGTTATTTATTTGAAGTACCAAAAGAAATGATTGAGAACATAGAAGATACTATACAGTACGTAGATGACTGTGTGAGATTAAATGTAGTGCCACCAAAAGAGCCTAAATGCACGTACTGTAAATATAAAACTATCTGTGCTAAGGAGGATGCTCATGAACTATGGTAAGAAATTCGAGAATAACTTTAAGAAGGGAGTCGGTAAAGAATTAGTGAGATTATATGATACTACTAATGGATATGCAGGAGTAAAGAATCCTTGTGATTTTATCTATTACAGATACCCTTTCCAATATTTGTTTGAGTTAAAAAGTGTAAAAGGTAGTAGATTTGATTTTAGTAATATAACTGACAATCAAAAGGAACAATTGGATTTTTACAGCCATATAAAAGGCTGTAATCCAATGGTAGTTGTTGAGTTCAGAGATTATAAAGAAGTATATATGATACCCTGGAGTACTATAAAAAGAACAATAGCAAACAATAAGCAAAGTTTAACTATACATGATTGTGCAGTAATAGTTAATGTTTGTAGACTACCGGTGGAATATCAAAGGATAAATTTTAAACTGGACAAGGAAACTTTTAACAGTAGAATATTCTTAATGGCTCAATTGAAGGAGTGTGCTGATAATGAGTAAATTAGATATTATAAAAGAGTTCAATAAACAATGTGGTGATGTAGTTAATACTGCATTAACTATTAGTGAAAAATATACAAGTACATTGGACGACTGTATATACGAGGTTAAGGAACTACTACAAAATACCTCTACACTGAGTAATGATGACTTGGAGAAATATATAGCACTATTACCTGTGTTGATGTATGAACTAATAGATAAAATGCAGGTACTAGGAGTTAGAGTTGATGCAGCTAAGACTCAAAAGAAAACACGTTTTAACACTGCTTATATGCACAGTGATGAGAGTACAGTGGCAGCTAAAACAAGTGATGCTCAACTAATGGTGGAAGAAGAACAATTTATTGAAGACATATATATAAGAGTGTATAAACAATGTGAGAAGAAATTAGATATAGCAGATATGCTACACAGTAGCTTGAAGAAATTAATGAACTTGAGACTTAATGAATTTAATGTAACAAGAAATAATATGATGGCCAATGGGAGGGATTATTAATGGCAAATAAAAAAGTAAAAGTGAGATTATTTGAAGGAGGTAAAGCTCCACAAAGTAAAAATGGTAATTGGTATGACTGTTATGTACGTACTGCAAGTGTAAATGGTGTAGAGCCTACTGGTAATATAATAAGGTTCTCACCTGGAGATATAATAGTAGTCAATTTAGGATTTGCAATGGACATGGGAAAAGGCTACGAGGGATATATATTACCTCGTAGTAGCACTTTTAAACATACTGGTCTATTACTTACTAATAGCATGGGATTAGTTGATGATACGTATTGTGGAGATAATGATGAATGGTTAGCAATGTTTTATAGTACTAGATATGGAGCATTTAAAAAAGGTGATAGATTAGTTCAGATAAGTGTGAAAAAAAGTGTACCAGTAGATATGGATGAAGTTGAGATTTTAGGTAATGAAGACAGAGGAGGCTATGGAACAACTGGTAAATAAAACAAAGTGGGTGGTTAGTAAATCACCCACTTTTTCTATACTATATATGTAAGATAAATAAACTGTAAGGAGTGATAAGTATGAGTAAACCAATGGATTTAGGAATTAAACAAGCTAAAATGACTATGAGTAAAGGAATAGGAGGTCCCTTTGGAGCTGCTATAGTAAATAGTAAAACTGGAGAAATAATTTGTGTAGATAGTAATCATGTATTAGGTAATAATGACCCAACTGCTCATGCTGAGATATGTGCTATAAGAACTGCGTGTAAGATACTAAATACTTTTGATTTGACAGGATATACTCTATATGCAACTGGGTATCCTTGTCCAATGTGTATGGCTGCAATAATATGGGCTAACTTGGATAAAGTGATATATGCTGGTGATGTAAAAGATGCTGAAGAAATAGGTTTTAGAGATGATTTTATATATGATTTTATAAAAGGAGATTGTAAGAATAGAGAAGTGGTTCCCGTGGAGCATGACCCTAAATCTAGAGACAAAGTAAGAGAACTATACAAAGAATACCAAGAAACTAATAAGGAGATGTATTAATATGAGAGAAATAGATTTAAAAATGGCTGCATTAAATAAAAAATTTGGTGCAGATATAATACAACAAGGAACTGACATAATAGAGGTAGATAAAATACCTTTTAGTTCACCTATGGCAAACTATATGACATATGGAGGAATACCAATTGGAAAAATAACTGAGTTCTTTGGAGGTGAAGGTGGAGGAAAAACAACATCTGCTCTTGATATTTGTGGTAATGCACAAAAGAAATTCGCCGAGGTGTATAGTAAAAAAGTTGGTGAATTGATACAACAGATAGAACTATTACAACAGACTAATACAAAACAAGCTCAAAAGGATATTAATAAACTGAGTGCAGAATTAGATAAAGTACAAGAAAAAGGAGAAAAATTAGTACTATATATAGATACAGAACAAACATTGGATACTGAATGGGCTAAGTTACTTGGAGTAGATACAGAGAAGATGATATTAGTAAGACCACAAGAACAGACTGCTGAACAGGTACTACAAATAATAATTGAATTAATATCAACTGGCAATGTAGGCTTATGTGTATTAGATAGTATACCATGTCTAGTTCCTCAACAAATATTTGATGAGAGTATGGAAAAGAAAGCGTATGGTGGTGTATCTCAACCACTAACTGTATTTTGTAGTAAAATTTTACCTCATTTAACAGTAAATCAATGTGCGTTCATAGGAATTAATCAAATACGTGAAGACTTAGGTAGTATGTTCAGTACTATAAGCACACCTGGAGGAAAAGGATGGAAACATGCTTGTAGTTTAAGAATAAGATTTAGAAAAGATACATTATTAGATGAGAATAATAAAGAGTTGAGTAGTAAAGCTGAAAATCCTGCCGGCAACAGAGTTGGCATGGAAATAATAAAAACTAAAGTATGCAAACCAAATAGAAGACTAGGATATTACACATTAAAATACTTAGAGGGTGTAGATACACTATACGATATGATTAATGTTTGTATGTTTTATAAAATAGTACAACAAGCAGGTTCTTGGTATAGAGTAATAGATGAGCAAGATAATATAGTATTAGATAAAGAAGAGAATGAACTGAACTTCCAAGGTATGACTAGATTTATTAATTATCTACATGAACATGAAGACGTGGTACATGAGTTATTAACTAGACTAAATGAGGTGATGTTAGATGAGTAATAATGGAAATAAGTGCCAGGAAATTGTTATGAGATATAAAAACGGAGATAAAGAGGCGATAAACGAATTACCACAGTACATAGACAATATGGTATATTCCCTATTAAAACCATATAAATTATACAATGATAGAGATGAGCTGTACCAGGTCGCATGGCAGTGTATAATGAAGTGTGTAGACCATTATGACCCTTCATATGGCACACTATTCACAACTTTTGCATATCCCTCAATAAAAAGAGAATTAAGACAGTACAGAAATAGAATAGACAAACATAATAGATATACTACAGATGGTGAACAAAATATATATAAGATATTATCCATAGATGGATATATACAACTCAAACATCATGGCCATATTAGATACACTTCATTAGAGAATTATTTGGAAAGTAAAGAAGATGTAGAGCTTAGTGCTTTAGTACGTGAGTTAAAAGAGATTATTAGAGAAGAACTAAAGAACGTGAAGAATGACAAACAACGTGCTATAATAGCAGATTATCTGTGTGGCATAAAAGGTACATACATAGCATATCAGTACAGTGTATCACCTGCGTATGTATCAAGAGTAGTAAAAGATTTTTTTAAAAAAGTTAAAGACCAAGTTAGCGAATAAGAGATACCTCCTATACTATATATAGGAGGTGTTTTTAATGAGTACGAGAAGTAAAAGTGATGAACAGGAGCAATATGTAGCAAATTACTTAAATGGAGAAGTGACACCAAATAGTGGAGCTGGCCACACTAAAAAAGGTGATGTGTTAGTTGATAACTTCTATTTAGTGGAATGTAAGACTAAAATGCAACCTGCAACACAGTTCACAATAAAAAAGGAGTGGCTGACAAAACTACAACAACAATCATTAGCAATGCACAGACCTTATACTGCATTAGTATTTGACTTTGGAAAAGTGGGAGAAGAATATGCAGTAATACCTTTACAAGATTTAAAAGATTATATTGAGAAATTAAAGGAGGAGTTATAATATGGAAACATTAGCAACTAAATACAGACCACAACATTTTGAAGATGTAGTGTGCCAAGATAATGTGAAAAAGGTATTAAGTAATCAATTACAAACTGGTGAGATAAAACAGGCTTATCTATTTTGTGGCTCAAGTGGAACTGGGAAAACTACGAGTGCAAGAATATTTGCCAATGATGTAAATGAAGGTAAAGGTAAACCAATAGAGATAGATGGTGCTAGTAATAATGGTGTTGATAATATACGTAGTATAATTGATGATTGTAGGATGAAAAGTTTGGATAGTAAATACAAAGTATATATAATAGATGAAGTTCATATGTTGAGTATTGGAGCATTTAATGCTTTATTAAAAGTATTAGAAGAACCACCAAAAGGAGTTATATTCATACTATGTACTACTGACCCACATAAAATACCTGCCACTATATTGAGCAGACTTCAAAGATTTGACTTTAAACGTATACCTCAGTTTGAGATAGTACAGAGATTGAAATATATATTAGATAGAGAAAATAAAGAGATAGTCCAATCATGTGGAGGTAGTAGAGATGCAGTACAAGATATAACATGGGCTAAAAAAGAAGGTATAGAAGTAATTGAGTATGACATAGAGGCATTGGAGTATATAGCTAAGTTGGCCGACGGTGGAATGAGAGATGCCATAATGAAACTAGATACAGTACTTGGTTACACAACTGATATTACATTACAAGCTGTATTAGATTGTCTAGGTATTACTAATTATGAACATCTATTAAAGATAGTACAAGGTATTATAAATAAACAAGCAGATGAGCCAATACAAATAATAGACAATATATACAGAGACGGCAAGGACTTAAAACTATTTGTAAAAGATTTAAATAAGTTTGTACTAGACCTATGTAAGCTGAACATAACAAGAAATAAAGAACTAACAATGATACCAACTGACATAATGAGACAATGTATCCATATAGCAACTAATACTTCAAAATATGACTTAGTAGATATACTGGACGGAGTAAATAATTTATTGGACAAGATAAAATATGAGCAGAATCCTAAAAATTTGATTGAAAGCGAGTTGATAATCTTATGTCTAAAATAATTGGACAATGTAAATTACAAGCTAAGTTGAATGGTCAACCTATCCCCCACTTTTTTATATTGTGGGGTGATAGAGGAGCTGGAAAGTATTTGATGAGTAAACAAATAGCTAATAATAACCATTACAATTATGTATCAGTAGAGAATAATATAGAAGGTATTAGACAGTTAATAGAAGACTGTACTGCTATATCAACACCGACATTATTTTATATCAAGGGAGATGAGTTATCTATACCAGCACAGAATGCACTTCTTAAATTAGCAGAAGAACCACCTAGTAAGGGATATATAATGATTGGAGTAAGAAACATAGATAACTTATTAGCTACAATACGTAGTAGAGCAAAACTATTAATAATGGATAATTACAGTGTACATGAGTTAAATGACATCTTTGATTTATATGACTTAGGAGAAGTACCTAGAGATATATTATGTAGAGTAGCCACAACACCTGGACAGATATTGGAATATGTTGATAAAGATTTTATTAATATGTATCAATACGCATTAAAGGTATACAACAATATATTGAAGGTCAGCACTGGCAATGCTTTTAAGATATGTAATCCGATAGGATTTAAAGAGAATGATGGCTATCCAGTGGAATTATTTTTAGAATTGTTTAAACAAGTAGTAATAGATGAGCAGAAACACAGTAGCTATGTAGATTATAAGATGATAGAATATACTAGCTCAGCTCTATGGGACTTAAGAATAAGAGGAGCCAATAAACCATTGATATTCGATATTTGGGTATTAAATATTAGAACTTTAAGGGGGAAATAATATGTTACCATTACAAAATGATGCAAGAGCAATTAAAAAGTTTGCCAAACAATTTGCAGAGGCTTATAAAGATTGTTTTGCCTGGTATAGCGAGGAGAAATATGTTCGTGGATTTGCTACTAGACATTTTGAAACTGTATGTGCTATCAATGAAGATGAGAATGGCATCAAGATAAGTAAGAAAAATAAAAAATTATTTGTAGATGAGTTTAGCAAAATAACATTAAATAATATACTATATATGAAACAAGAACACAACCAAAGGGAAAAACAAGACATGAAGAAACATGGAGTAAAGAGAAAAAAACAAAAGGGAGGAAAATAGTATGATAATATTTAATTTTATGTGTTTAATAATGGCGATGAGCATTGTAATTGATTGGATAACACAAACAATAGGAGATAGAGACATTGATGGTATGAGCGTAATAGCAATTTCAATAGCAATATGGTACTTAGTACAAATAGTGGGAGGAATAAAATTATGTTAGGTTTATTAGACTTACAAACACAAATAAGGGAAGGTAGTTTACTTCCCTTTTATATTTTTACTGGAGAAGAAATAGAGTTACAGAATATCTACTTAAAACAGATGGGCAATGTAATAAGAGTAGACAGAGTGGCAGACATCTATAACAAAATAACTAGTAAATTAATAAGTGGTAAATTTGCAGTATATGTAGTTAGAGATGATATGGATTTTATAAAGAGTGAGAAAACGTGGAGCAGTATAAGTGATAGGATTAGAAATGCAGTATTAGTAATACAAGTTACAACACCAAATAAATGTAAGAAGTTCATAAAAGAATTAAATGATTGTGTAGTTGAATTCAATCATATGACTACAAAACAATTATTGAATGTGGTCAATATGGACTGTAGTGTGAGCAATAAACAATATTTTATTGAAGCCTGTAATAATGACCTGAATACAATAAATAATTATCTTGATATATTCAAGAGAGCGGGAATAAAAGAGTTGAATAAAAAGATAGTAGATGAGTATATACCAACAAAAGAAGATGTAACTGTATTCCAGTTAGCTGATGCAGTGATGAGAAAAGATGAACAATTAACATTCAAGTTATTAGACCAATTACTAGAAGATAAGAATAATGTAATGGGTATTATATATGCTATATATTCTCAACTTCATAAATGTGTATTAGTAGAAGGATATAGAGGTGAGAAGAATATTAGTAAAGTAACTGGTATTAATAGTTGGATATGTAATAATATACTACGTGATAACCGTATAGAACCTTCTAAATTACTTACTGCACTACGTTTGGTACAGAAATATGATAAAGGGATTAAAACTGGTAAATATGACGGTGTAATGGCTTGTTATAGTTTAATAGTAGAAATTTTAAGTTGTTGTTAGTAAAATGTTAAATTTTTCTATACTATATACAAGGAGATGATGGTAATGAAAATAAATAAAGAATTTGAAATTACTACTGACAAGGATAAAAATTATGTACTAATACAAACTTATAAGACTAAGGTTGGCACATATACAACAAAGGAAAGATATTACCCAACATTAGAAAAAGCGTTGGATGATTGTTTAAAATTAGGTATACTGCAAACTGAATTAAAAGATTTAAAAACCGTATTAGATACCTTAAATAAACTGGAACAAGATATTAAAAAGAGTTTAAAGGAGGGAAAATAAATGACTAGACGTAAATGTAAAAAATGTAATGGTGATGTACAATATTGTAAAATGGGTAGAGGTAGCTACAGTTTAATATTTTTACTAACTGGTGGATGTATGATGTGGATACCAATACTTGGTTGGATTGCTGCACCAATATGTTTTATATTAGCAATATTAATGTTATTAGTACCAACACACTATTTTGTAAAATGTGTTAGATGTGGTGAAGTGGTAAATATAACAAAAGAAGAATACGAGGAGGTAATGAAATAATGTTTGCTGAACAAAATTTTAAAGTAACTTTAGTAAATAAAGAAGAGGTAGCACAATTTATAACAAAACACGGTGAATTTGCTTGTGTATGTTATGATACACCAAAAGAACAGGCGGAAAAAGTAGGGTTACATTGTTTAAAGAGTGGACATTTAAGTGGTAGCAGACATTTATATTTTGTATTTGAATTAGATAGAATACCACGTTTTACAATAGACCAACTAGTAAGACACGAGGTAGGAGTGGTAAAAAATGTACAAAGTTTAAGATATGTGACTAAAAATAGAATAGATGTATATATATCACCTGAAGTAAGAAGGAACCCCCAACTTGTTAAATCCCATTTTTTAAGTGAAGAGTATGCAGCAACCTGTTACCAACTAACAATTGATAAAATGAAACAAGCGGGGGTAAATAAGGAACGTGCCAACGAGATAGCAAGGACTTTTTTACCAATAGGAATTGCAAGTAAATGTAGTTTTGCAGTAAACATAGAAGGTCTTATACATTTAGCAAATGTAAGATTATGTAATAGAGCTGAATTACCAATACATTATTTGGTGGAACAAATGGTAAAAGAAGTAGTTGCAGTTGAACCAAGATACAAAGAATTATTAGTTCCACAATGTAAAAAATTAGGGTATTGCCCAGAAATGAAAGGGTGTGGAAAATATGAGCCGAAGAAAAAGTAAAAGTGATAGAGAATTAGTGGCAGACTTGACAGACAGAGTTAAATTATTTTGTGATAGTATGTATGATGGTAAAACTAGGGGCTGCAAAGATTGCCCCCTAGCACAATACGACACGGCGGACTGTAGGTTGGCATATATGCAATATATATTAAGTAAAGGTGAGGTGGAGTAAATGAATAACAATAATGTATTAAAATTTTTAGGATTTATTTTCAAAGTATTTGCAATAGTAAATTTTATACTTATGTTTGGTGATATACGTTTAAGAGAGTATACATGGGCTATAATAAGTGGCTCATGTGTGATAGTATGTTACGGTATCGCTAAATTAATAGATTTAACAGAAATAAAATAGGAGGGGAAAAGGATGAATAATACAACAGTTGCAAACTTAGCTACTATAGGTGGAATTACAATAGCTACTATAATAGCTGGATTTTCATTCCCAGTAAGTTTGGGAATTATTGGAGCAACAACAATAGGATGTGCATATTTAACATATAAGGAGGATAAATAATGGACGAATATTATTACACTAATGAACAAATAGAATGCAGGGTCTTAGCACCCTGCAATATAGCAAGGTTAAAAGAGCATAGACAATGTGAGTTTTGCCATTTATGCTTTGACTGCATTGTATATAAGGATAGAAATAAAATAAATTTGTGCCAGTTCTTGGACAATTATTTAAAGGAGGAAAAATAGTATGATACAATTAATAGGATGTTTATTAGGATTAGCAGCAATACTTTGGTTAATAGTTATGGTTTTATTATGTGTGGAGGATAAAGACGATGATAATTAAAGTATTAATATTCGGTGTTGTTGGTGAGTTATTGTTAGGACTTATATATTTTTATATAGTAACAAAGGGAGGTAAATAGTATGGAAATTAAAAAGAAAAACTACCCTAAAGGGGATTTGGTTACTAGTGGAGATATAATTATAGATGGAGATAGTTATTTATTAGTAGGCTGGGATTATGTTAAGCAAAAAGCAATTACAATAGATTTAAGCGAAACTACTAATAATGTAAGAATATATAATAGTGGTGACGAAATTAGAACTAAATATAAAAATAATAGAATTATAAAAGCGTGTGATATAGTATTAAGTTTTAATGAATAGTAAAGGGAGGTAAATAGTATGGAATATAAAATAGGTGATTTAGTTAAAATAAAAGATAGTATACAAACAGGTGAAAAATATGGAGAGTGTAGTGTTATAGAAGATATGCTGCAATTTAGAGGTTTAGTTGATACTATAGAGTATATAGACCAAGACGGGGATTACCATTTAGCTACTTATAATAACCCTTATGTATGGAATAAAGATATGTTAGAACCGGCACTAACAGTAAAACAAACTAAAATGGATAGATTAGATATATACCAATATATATTAAACAATTTAGAGGAAACATATAAAGCGAAAAATAATGACTATGGTAATAGTGTTGCAGACACATATAAAAAATTTGGTGATTTGTCCTTCTTAGTAAGGATTACAGATAAATATAATAGACTATTAACATTGTGCAACCCAAACAACGAACAAAAGGTAAAGGACGAGAAAATAGATGACACTATATTGGACTTAGCTAATTATTGTTTACTATGGTTAGTTGAGAGAGAATATAAAGAACAATAGACGTACTTCACAATCCCACATAAAAAATGTGGGATTTTTTTATTTTTTTTTCAAAAAACACTTGATTAATTATACAAGTAGATGTATAATTAAGTTAATAAAAGATAAGAAAAAGGGGTTGAGGTAAATGTTAGATATAAAATTTGGCAAGATGGAATTACTTCATAGTTATCAAAAGCATGGCCTTAACAAATCTAAGATATTAGAAGCATTAGAAACTGGCATCAAAGATATAGTAACAGGTAAACAAAGCAACAAGTTGATATACACAATGAATTATACAACAATAGTATTAGACAAAGATAACAATTTCTTAACTGCTTACAAAACAAGTGAGCAACAATACAACACTAAAAAAATAAAAAGTTTAAATGGAGGTAAGTAATATGATGAAAAAATTAATGAGTTTAGGATTAGCTGGTATTTTAAGTGCAAGTTTATTAGTTGGATGTAGTAGCAATAATGACAGTAAAGATGATGACACAGTAACAATTAAATACGTTGATGAAAATGGCAACGTTAAAAGAGAAAAAGTAACTAAAGATGAAGCCAAACAAATAGAGAGAAAACAACAAACTACTGACACTACTAAAAAAGAACAAACTACAAAAGAACAACCTAAAGATGAAGACGACATGACAGACGACGAAATGCAAGAAAAAGGATTAATTAAGAAAAATGGTGGACATCTAGAAGATGAAGCTAAGAAACAAGAAAAAATACATGAACAAGAAGACCAAGAACAACAAGAAGGTAAATATCCTATTTGCTATGATGAAGATGATACTCAAATAAATGATGAATATGGTAACTATACACCTGAATATGAACAAAAGAAACAAGAAGAATGGAATAGACATGAAAATTATGATGACGATGAAGATTATCCTAATAAGGACGTACATGATAGCTGTATAGACCCTGAAGATACAACTAATACAGACAACGATGTTGAGGAATCTCCAAGTGAAACAATAGAAAATAATTAAATATCTACTTAGTAAATAGAGCATTATTTCTATACTATATATGTAAGATGAATGAAGGAAATAACGGGAGGTACAATATGATTAAAGTTAAAAGTAAATTAAAACCAATTAATGGAAAGGTTCAAGCGTTTGTAAAGATGAAAGTAACACCACATCAAGAACCATTAATATCTCAATATGAATTAGTAGCCCTACTAATGGGCTACAGAGATGTAGTCTTAAAGGACTACTCAGACTTCGCAGCTATACAACATATTAAAGAGGCTGTAGAGGCAATGGAAAAAGAACTAAATAGTAAGGAGGCTAAATAGTGAAGTATACAGTAAGAGTAGTAAATAAAGAGAATGGCATGAATTGTTTTATATATAGACATTCTACAATAGAAGATTTAAAATACATATTACTAAGTTTAAGTAATTTAGATACAACTAAATATTTTATTGATATTAAAAATGAGGAGGAGAAATAATATGATTGAAGTAAAAAGAACTAAAAACGGAACTGTAAAAACAAGAGTTAAAGGAGAAGTAGAAGATGTATTGGAGCAATTATTAAATGCCACAATAAGTATAATAATGACATTAGTAGAAAGGGGTAATTTAGATAAAGAGCATATAAATGATTTTATAGACGAATTTGCACAACAAGTAAAAAATAATTTAAATAATTAAGGAGGGCTATATATGATTAAAATAACAGTGGAAACTAAAAATGGAGTACAAATAGTAAAGGAAGGTGCAATAGTAAGAGGCACATTAAAAGATTTATTATATGAATTAACTGCATTACAATCTTCATTGATTGATAGTATAGTGGAGCTAAATAAAGAAAACTTACAACCAGGTGTTGATGAATTAACTGCTAAGTTTAATATGATAGACACAATAGCACAAACAACAAAAGTAGCTATAGAGAGTAACCATAAATATACTAGTGATACATCAACTACAGTGCAACACATAAAACCACTACAAGAGGACTCAGAAGATGAGGCGGAAGAAATAACTGTAAATGATATTATAAAAGGAGGATTAGGTATAGATATGGATAAATTAACATGGGAAATGTATGCAATGAATGAATTAATAGAAAAATGGTGGCCAGTAATGAATGACCATATAATGACTAATGAAGAAATGAAACAACTTAAAAAAGAAGCTAAGGATGCAGGAATAGATATGGATGACTTATTAGATGCAATGATAGATAAACAGAGTAAGGAGATGGAATAGTATGATAAATAAATAGGAATTATCGCAGTGGTAGATAATTCCTATTTATATTGGGAGGATGATTATTTTGGAATTAAATAAAGTATATAACTGTGATTGTGTGGAATATATGAGAACTCTACCAAATGAATGTGTGGACCTAATAATAGCTGACCCACCATATTATAAGGCTATAAACGAGAAGTGGGATAAACAATGGAAGACTGAGGATGAATATCTTAATTGGACACAACAATGGTTTAATGAATGTGTGAGAGTATTAAAACCAACAGGGGTATTTTATTGTTATGGTAATTTTGATATATTATCTAAGCAAAAGGTATTAATATTTGATAAACAATTAAACTTTAGGCAGAATATAACCTTATCTAAAGGATTAAGAGCAATAGCCGGCAGAACAAATGATAAATTAAGAATGTTTCCAACAGCAAGCGAATATTTGCTTTATTATGTAAAACAAGATGAGTTCTTTGATACTCCATTTAGTAGAATTATGAAACAAAAAATGAAAGAATTAAATTTAACACAATCAGACATTTCAAAATTAGAATTGAGTAAAAATGGTAAACCTACTGGATGGGTGCATAATAAATTAAAAGGAATTCAAGTACCAACAGAAAAACAATGGATAAAGATTTGTAATTTATTCAACATAAGAAACGAATACAATACTCTTATAGAGCAATATAAAAATGAAAGATATATATTTAATCTTCCTGTTGGGGTAACTGATGTATGGGATTTTATTCCTGATAAAGTTAGATATGGTCATAAAACACAGAAACCACAAGATGTAACAGACAGAATAATAAATGCCTCAAGTAATCCAAATGATTTAGTTTATATACCCTTTGCAGGTAGTGGTTCAGAGATAATATCTTGTGTAAAGTATAATAGAAATTATATAGCGACAGAGATAAACAATGAGTATATAGAGAATATAATATATAAAAGATTGGAAAATGTATCTAATAACAACTAAATAACAACCAAATAGGACAATTAATAATACATTAATTGTCCTTTTTTAATACAAATAGAACAATAAACCTATATAATTAAGTCCTAAATGAGTTTTAATTGTACTAAAATAAGACATAAAATAGGAATTCTTACATTAATAATTGTTACTGATAACTAATATAAATTTGTGATAGGAGGATGGTCTTATGAAAAAAGTATTTGCTAAGAAATATATGGTAGTATTCCAAAGAGAGGAACATGATGAATTTGTAGTATATAATACAAAGAAGGAGTGGGATGAAGGACATACTCACATTCATAGTTACAAACAAGCAATGTATTTAGTTGATTGTATTATCAATAACAAGATACCAAAGAAGGTAAACAAGTACTTTTTAGTTAGCCTAGTAAGATTGAGTAATAGCAAGAAATATAGAGAGCAAATACAAAGGAGAATTGATGGTGAAGTGGAGTTGACTCACTATCATAATACTCCGAAGAATTACAGAAAGTAGGTGATAACATGGCGAGAAAAGCAAAACTAACAGGAGATGAGATTGACCAATTATTCTTAGATTATTGTGCTAATATGACACATAAACAATTGTGTGAGAAATGGAATATAAGTAACAGTACATTAACAAAGCTAATACACAACGAAGGTTGGGCTGAGAAAAGAAAAGCAACAAAACAATTAGCCTTGGATAAATGCCAAGCAGTATATGTAGATGCCAATAAAGAGTTAGTAGATAGATATTATCAAGCAGGATATAAACTACTATGTCTTTGGGAACAATCAATGGTAGATAACAGCAGTAGTATATTAGACAAAGAAGGAAAGATATCTCATTTTAAATTAGCTCAGGCAATACAGAATATGGTGGCCATAAAGACATTCTTAGATGAATGTACTGGTACTATTCCATTTAAAGAAGCTATGGAACTTAAGATGAAATATGAGCAGATGGAATTGAAAAAAGCTATTGCAGGACTTGGTGGTGATGAGAGTGTACAAGATGACTTTGTAGCAATATTAGCAGACTCTTTAAAACGTATCAATGAAGGTGATGAATATGAGCAAGATTAATAAGGTAGTACCTTTTGGATGGAAACCATTTAGTGCAAAACAGATACAAGTACTATCATGGTGGTTAGACCCACGATACAAGAACAACACTGCATTGATATGTGATGGAGCTGTACGTAGCGGTAAGACAGTTTGTATGAGTTTTAGTTACATAAACTGGGCTACTGAGAGATACAATGGAATGAACTTTGCATTGTGTGGTAAGACAATAGCATCTTGTAGAAGAAACGTAGTTCAACCATTAAAACAGATGTTAATGAGTAGAGGCTATATGGTACATGACAATAGAAGTGAGAACCTATTAACTATTAGCAGAACATGGAAGACAAAACAAGGTAATATTAGAAAAGCAATAAACTACTTTTATATATTTGGTGGAAAGGATGAGAGTTCACAAGACTTAATACAAGGGATAACATTAGCAGGAGTATTCTTTGATGAAGTAGCATTAATGCCACAGTCTTTTGTCAATCAAGCGACTGCTCGTTGTTCAGTAACAGGAGCTAAATTTTGGTTCAACTGTAACCCTGATAGTCCTTTCCACTGGTTCAATCAGGAGTGGGTTCAAAAGAGTAAAGAGAGAAACGCACTACATATACATTTTACAATGGAAGATAATTTAAGTCTAAGTCAAGAAGTCATAGAGAGATACAAATCAATGTACAGTGGAGTATTCTATAAGAGATTTATATTAGGACTGTGGGTTATGGCAGATGGAGTAATATATCCAATGTTTGACCCAGATAGACATGCCAAGAAACTAAGTCTTAACTGGACGAGAGTATTTATTAGCGCTGACTTCGGTATTCAGAATGCTACTACCTTTGGAATATTTGGATACTATGCTCCTACAAAGAGATATCATCAAATAGCAAGTTACTATCATAATGGTAGAAAAGAAGGACAGAAAACTGTTGCTGAGTACGTGACAGATTTAATTGCATTTATACAAGAGAATAATGTAATGCCTGAATACATAACGATTGACCCGAGTGCTGCTCCACTGATAGTAGAGGTTAAGAAGAATAAGTTCTTCCAAAGACATAATATCAAAGTAGTACCAGCTAAGAATAATGTTGAGCTTGGAATTCAACTAGTGAGTTATCTATTAAATCAAGATAGATTTACATTAGACCCAAGCTGTAGAAGTGATATTGAAGAATTTGGTTCATATTGTTGGGATGAAGACAAACTGGACAAAGGCGTGGAGGAAATATTAAAGATGAACGACCATGCTATGGATAAAATACGTTATGCAGTAATGACAGACAGTATTAACTATAGAACATTAGATGATGCACTAAGAGTATTAAGTGGTAAAGGTGCTATATATTAAAAGGAGGATTAATATGGCAAGATACAAAACAAAACCCTGTGAGATTGAAGCCATTCAATGGACAGGTAAAAATATAATAGAACTATTAGACTGGGGCCAAGGTAAAATACTTTGGAATGATGTAGATGATTTATTTATTGATACATTAGAAGGTAGAATGAAAGCGAATATTAATGATTATATAATAAAGGGTTTAAGGGGTGAATTTTACCCTTGTAAACCAGATGTATTTGAAAAGAAATATGAGAAGATTAAATAAGGAGGTAGGTAAAGATGAGTTTGTATAACAGTATAGATAGAGCCTTAGTAGGATTATACAGTACAGATAGAAGATTTTTAGAAGAACTTCAACAAGTAAAAGCTTACTATGAATTCTATGAAGGTAGACCTGAACAATTAGAAGATGATTTAGAAGATGGAACTGGCCAACTATGGGCAGTAAAAGACAGAGATTATAGACCAACAAGAGAGATAAGAAACCTAACAAAGAAACTACTAAAGAAACAAGGAAGATTTATGACCAGTGTACCACCTACTATAGTAGTAAAGAGTGTAGATGGTACTGACCCAACGCTAGTTGATGATAAACGTATTGCCTTTGAGAAAATATTAGATGATGGAAAGTTTTGGAATAAGTTCAGTAAAGCATTTATGGACTGTGTTATAGGTAAACGTGTATTATTAGCATTAATGTTAGATGTAGATGACTATGGCAATCCAATAGACAATGCTCCTATCAAATTTAGATTTTATACAATGCCTGAGTTCTTATATGAATATGACCCAAACGACTGTGACAAATTAATTAAAGTTCAGATAGCATATCAAGATGAGAGTACAGTGGGTAAACTACAAAACGAACAAAGATGGCATAAATGGATTTATGAGATGAGAGGCGAAGAATGTTGGTGTACTTATATGGTAGTAGATGGTACTAACACAATAGCCTATGCCGAAGTACCAAACATATTAAATAGTAGTATTGCAGGTGAGGAACAAGACGAACAACAGATGCAACAAGTAGAAATACGTAGTGAATGGAATACTGGGTTGAGCTGCATACCATGTGCAGTTGTATTTAACGATGGCCTTACAGGAGATATTAGAGGACGTAGTGATGTCAAAGATTTAATGGATATGCAGATAGACTATAACAAGACTGTCAGTGACTACAGAGACAGTTTAAGATTTGCTATGTTTGACCAAACTGCATTCATAGATGCAGATAGTGCTTCTATTGAAGGAATTGTTATTGCTCCAGGAGCAATACTAGATATAAAAACTGATACATCTTTAGGAATGGGTACTTCTAATGGTAGCTATAAACAAGCCTCTGTACAAAAGGTCGGTAGTGAGTTCACCTTCCAAGGAGCAGCCGATGCTTATCTTGAGAGATTGAAAAAAGATATGTATGAGTGCATGGAACAACCATTACCTGAGTCTTTAGTAAATGTAGCGAGTGGTAAAGCTCTACGTATGTTATATGATGACCTTATTACACGTTGTGAAGAAAAATGGGCAACATGGGATGAGGCGATTATATGGCTATTAAGATTAATTGAAGAAATAGTATTAAAGAGTGATTTATATCCAGAGGACCCAACTATTAAACAATCTATGCAATATAAAGTAAGTCTAGACCTTGACCATAACTATCCAATTCCAGATGATGAAGTTGATACTAAGACAATAGCAATTAAAGAAGTAGAAGCCAATGTACGTAGTAAACAAAGTTACATTAGAGAATTTGGTTCTGCTGAGGAAGCTGATAAAGAGTTTGATGAAATCCTAGATGAGATGGATAAAGTCAACATGACTCAAAATAGTATGGCCGATTTAAATGGCTCAATTAGTAAAAATGATTAATTTTCTATACTATATATGTAGATAAAAAAGTGTAGGAGGTTGATTGATATGAGTAAACAAGGTGGATGGACTAAAGGACGTAGAGGAGAAAAACAATTGAAGTTCAAATGTAAATGTGATAAATGTGGCAGAGAGTTTTATCCAAGAGAAAAAGAGTTGGCCATATTAAAAGGATGTATCATTATTAGAGGATTTGAATGTAGATGTGGTAAACAATATGTAACTATAGTTACTGACAATCAACTACGTAGAGAAATGGCACAACTACAAGATTTATTAGAAGAACTTAAAAAGATACAATATAGCAATAGATATGAAGTAAAAGAACAACTTAAAATACATGGATTTGTACCACAAGATATACAAGATAGAGTAAATAAAAAAGAAAAAGATTATATGGACACAATAACAGAACTTAGACGTGATATAGCTGAGAGAGGAAAAGTATTAAAAGAAAAATATAAAGGCTACATTAAGTAGCACTGAAGGGGGTTAATAAACCTCCTTTTTTAATAGAATAAATTGTATAGGAGGTGGAGGTATGGCTAAGACAAAATTTACTAGTGATACAAAATCGGATAATGGTTTAGAGTATTTAAAGACATTAAATAATCAATTAAGAAATAAACCAAGAGAGCTAACTAAAAAGCAACAACAACAGATAATACAAGTCTATAAAAAGGCTTATATGGATACAATTAATAGAGGAATTAAAAATGCTTATGGAGATAACAAAGCAGTAAAGAATTTGACGGCAGCATATAGTCAACAAATATATGATGAGTTATTAAAAGTGGTAATGAAATATAATAGTAAGGTTGCTAATGATTTATCTGATATAAATAAACAGATGATGCAACTATTAATGGGAGATGGCTATAAACAAATTAAAGACCAAGTAGATAAATTAGTTGATATTGTTAATGCAGACACTGTAGAGCAATTAATACGAGGAAAGGTATATGAAGATAGAAAAGGACTAGATAAAAGACTTTGGAGTTGTACCAATACAAGTGGAGAAAAGATAGAGGACGCTGTAGCTAGTTGTATGGCAGAAGGTATGGGAGCTGCTGAGATGGCACAAAACTTAAAAGAGTTTGCTATGGGTGGTCACCATACGTGGAGTAGAAATAAGATAAGAGAAAAACTAGGTAGTGGATATGCTAGAAAATATAGTGGTGGACTAGACTATGAGTCATTAAGATTAGCTCGAACTACAATAACACATCAATCTCAGATAGAGACAATCAACACTAAAAAGGTTAATCCTTATATGGGTGGAGTACAGTGGCATAGCAATCATGAGGCAGGTAGAACTTGTGATGCATGTAACGCACTGGATGGTCGTATATATATAATAGACAAGGAAGATATACCACTTGACCATCCAAATGGAGCGTGTTGGCTAGAACCAGTATGGATGATTAATGGTAAGAAAGCAACTCCTGAGGACATAGCAAAAGACATGAGAGCGTGGGCTAATGGTGAGAAGAATAGTGGCGCTATGGATAAAATACCTGAGTATAAAGGACTTGGAGGAACTAAAACTCCAGCTAAATCAATTAAGAAGACAATTAAGAAAGCAGTTAAACAACGTGGTATTTATACTGAGGAAGAGCGTGCAGCTAAATATACTGAATTACATGAAACACTTAAAAAACAAATATCCAAAACAAATAAAAAATACACTACTGAAGGTATATTAGAGGCGTTAAAACAAGCACCATTAGAGGTACAAGATATGTACTTAAGTATAGGTAAGTTCCAACGTACAAATTCAACTGGTGGAGCATTTTATTCACCTACTGATAAAAAGATACATATGTCCTTAAAAGATGAACGAAACCTTAGAATACAGTTTGGGGAAAAACATAGATATGACGTATTATTCCACGAGTGGGGACATATGATAGACGACCAAGCAACACCCGATGATTTTAAAATGTATAGGTTCTCCGGAGGTAGTGAACCTATGTATTCTAAGATAACATTAAAGAACGCCATAAAACCTACTGGGTTAGCTCAAGCTTTTGAGCGAGATATGAATAACTGGCAGGCTAAATGGGTACAAGAAAAATTCCATGGCAAGAAAACATTAGAAAATACTCCAGCTCCATTAGTTAATGGTAAGTTCGCTGACTTCTTACATGCCAATGAATTACATACAATAGCATTACAAGATGCAGCTAGAGGGATGTCGGCAGGAGCAGTGAAGACTAAATGGGGACATGATGGTAAGTACTATACAAGAAATCAAGATGGAAATATTAGTGCGTATGAGTCAGCTTGTATAGAAGTATCTAGTGAACTATGGGCTGAGATTAGTTCGAATATGACACAACCCGAGACACGAAAATTCCTATATGAAAACTTCCCTGAGATGATGAAGTCATATGATAAAATAGTAAAAGATACATTAAAACAATTTAAAAAGTAGTTAGTAAATAGATAAGATTTACTATACTATATATGTAAGGAGTTGATAAGAATGAGAGAAAAATTACAAAACTATTTAGACAAATTTGAAGAATACTTTCCATTAATGGAGGTAGAAGGACTTACTGAACAAGAGATAATAGACATCATAGATAGATGTATATCTAGCAATAAAACTTATGGTGAAATATTTTATGCAGATGGTAAAAATAAAGATATAATAAAATAGGGAGGGATTTATATGGTGATACCTGAAGAAGTAAGAGTTGGAAGTGTATTTTATAAAGTGGAGTTAACTGATAGACCAATATCATTTAATGATAGACAGTGTTTGGGAGTATGTGATAAAGATATCCATACTATACAACTAGACCCAGCACTACAAGATGACCAAGGTTTGATGCAAACATTTTACCACGAGTTAGCACACGCAATGATGTTTGAGCGTGGCATAGACTTACAAGCAATGGGACTTAGCTATGATGACTTTGAAAAAGTTATAGACGGTATGGGAATGATGATGCACCAGGTATTACTAGACAACCCCGACCTAACACTAACACCAGAGGAATATGATAAGAAATATCCCGTAGAGGAAGAAGAAACTAAATAGATTATAAGACACTCAACATAACAGTTGAGTGTTTTTTATTGCTCAATTTTAGTTAATATTTTTCCAATGAATGTAATATATAAATACGACAAGAGGTTCTTGGATATCCTTTAAATCCTCGTATTAAGTATTAATAATGTTTTCTTTGTTTTCTCAAAACAATGTATATAATCGTCGATGGACGTTAAACTGGAGGTAAGTATGGCGAAAAGAAAATTAAGAGAATTTTTAGCAGGACTTGATAATGCAGCTGAGGTAGAATTAGCGATAACAAAAGCCCTAGAAGAGCAGGGATGCAAAGTACTGATAGATGATGGTAAGGACAATAAATATGTACCTAAAAATCGCTTAGATGCCAAGATAGCGGAGTTAGCGGAGGCTAATGATGAGATAGAGTCCTTACAAAAGCAAGTAAAAAATCCTACTGAAGCTGAGAAACAAGTTAAAGCTTTAGAAGAAAAAATTGCCGGCATGGAAGCGACTGCTAAAAAAGAAAAATTAACAACTGCCATAAATAAAGAGTTAGCTGAGGCTAAACCTAAAGATGTAAACGACTTGATGAAATTCTTAGATATGGAAAAAGTCGTATTAAAAGATGATGGTACTGTTGAAGGATTAACAGACCAGTTAACTGCATTACAAAAGGACAAGGCCTATCTATTTGATAATGCAGAGCCACAACCACAACCTAATAAGGGTTTTTTAAATCTTGGTTCTCCTGGAAAGCCAAGTAACTTAAATGCTTTTGGTAGTAAAACTACACATGAAGGTGACTTTGGGTCACTATTAGGTAAACAATGTAACGAACAAGCTCAACAAATTGATAGTAATTATTTCTTTAATGATAAATAAATTTAGGAGGTGGCTTATATGCCAAAATTAAAAAGTAAGAAAATATTAGCTCCAGAAAAACAATTTTTAGCATTTCCTGACCACTATGTTAACTTACCAGGTAAAATAGCTTTTGCAGAACTTGCTAAGTTAGCAACTACAGATGCTGATACTTATGGAGAAAAGAGTGGTAAAGTTATTGCGAGAGGTACTTTAGTTTATATGGATGCAGATGGTAATGTATCAAAACCAACTTTTACTGCTGCCGCTGCTAAAGGTACTAAAGCTAATGCAGTATTATTTAATACTATAGACATAGAAGACTATGATGCAGTTACAGACCCATATGTTAATGCAGCCGTATTAGTGCATGGATTTGTAAGAAAAGATAGATTAATAGGTGACAAAGAAAACTTAGACTTTAGTGATTTAATTCACGTGGTAAATAACTAGGAGGTGTATTGTAAATGGCAAATGTAAATTTATTTGATTATATAAACGCAAAAGAAATAGCTGCATATGTAAAGGAAAACCCAATAAACAAAGAACCATACTTTGCTGAGACACTTTTCCCTTCAAGAACTAGTATGGGAACTGATATAAGTTGGTTAAAAGGAGCTAATGGACTTCCAGTAGCACTACAACCATCTGAATACGATGTTAAAGCACGTATGAGAGAAAAAGAAGGATTTGAAGCAGTTGCTACTGAAATGGCATTCTTTAGAGAAGCTATGAGAATTGGTGAAAAAGATAGACAACAATTAAATCTATTATTAGCTCATCCTGATAACACAGTGGCACTACCACTTATAAGAAAAATATTTGATGAAGCTGCTAGATTAATAGAAGGTGCTAGAGTTCAAGCAGAAATAATGCGTTGTCAACTAATGGTTGACGGTAAAATAGATGTTGCTAGTGCAGATGGTAGAGCACGTTATGTATATGATTATGGTATGACTAACTTATACAAAGCTGTTAGAGATGCATGGGTACCAGCATCTAAAACTACTGCTGACCCAGTTAGAGATTTAATTGATATCTGTGATGATATGGAATTAAAAACTGGTGTAAGACCTTCTAGAGCAGTAATGAACAGAAACACATTCTTAAATATGATTAACTGTGATACAGTTCAAAAGATGATGTATCCAGACGATTCTACAATGCACTACTTTGTTAGTGAACAACAAAAGAAATCATTTATTGAACAAGTAACTGGAATATCAATCTACGTATACAGTAAGAAATTTGGTAAACTAGACCACTCAACTGGCTTAGCACATGCTACAGAACAAGTAACATTAATACCTGATAATAAAGTTGTATTAATGCCAAGTGGAAACTTAGGAAATACTGTATATGGTACTACTCCTGAAGCATCTGACTTAATGTCAGGAACAGATGCTCAAGTGGCACAAGCTGCTTATGGTACTACTGTTACTACATTCAAAGAAAAACATCCAGTGCAAGTTGTAACTGTTGTATCATGTGTTATGATACCTTCATTCGAAGCAATAGACAATTGTGCAGTAATAGATGTATCAGCAAAAGGTGACATAGGCGCATAATTAAATAGCTCATTGTATTCCCTTATATATACAGAGTAGGCAAGGCTAACAATACAGCTTAGCCTACTCAATTTTTTTATAGGAGGTGGGTTGCGTGGTAAATATTGACCAACTAAAAGTCTTGATAATGGAAGACCAATATCCTACATTTACAGATGAACAACTAATGGCAATGGCGGTTATGTATGATAATATATATCAATTGGCCTATATATGTTGTTTAGCTAAAGCGAGTGCAGATGAAATCACAATTGGTGCCATAACAATAAAGAACAGTGCTGATATGTGGAACAATATGGCCAAGATGTTTTTAGACCAATACAACAAAGACATAAACGGCGGAAAAGCGACCTCCATAACAGGAAAGGTGCCACGTAGAGTAGATGAGCAATAGACAAACAATACAGGCTGGAGTAATTAAGAAGGTACAGAGTGCCATAAATAATTATGGTTATCAAGTACCGATATATAGGGATATATATGAAGTGGATGCAATGGGATGTAAAGTATTAAAAGAAGAAATGGTTCATGTACAAGATTTACAATGTGTAATAGATAACAGTTCCAGTGGCAGAAGTAAAAGTGTAACTAATAATGACCAAGGTATCATTAAAGGTTACTCATATGCTACACTATATGCTACATATGTAAAAGATTTTCCATTACAGGAAGATGATTTTATAGTTTATGAAAATGCTTATTACAAAGTACTGGAGATAATTGATGTAGTGCATTATAATCTACTTTATCAAGTTTCATTGGAAAGGGTTGATTTAGATGGCTAATACAATAACATTCGATACTAAAGAATTCAATGACAAAATAAAAAACTTTGACAAAACAATGCAGGCTGAGTTAAAGGTAGTAGGTAGTACTATTAGCAAGAATATGCAGACATACGCAAAAGCTAATCACCCTTGGACAAATAGAACTAAGACAGCTCAAAATAAATTGAAAGGTGAATATAAAGTAACTGAGAACGATTTAGATATTAGTATTAAACATGGTGTTTACTATGGTTACTACTTAGAGACAAGAGCTGACTTTGATGGTAAATATCAGATATTAGAAAAAGCAAGAGACAGTGAGATAAGTAATTTTAAAGGCATGATACGTAACTTATTTTAAAGGAGGGTTAAAAATTGAGCGCACGACTTAATATATATAATGTAGTAAAAAACGTGTTGAGAACAGTGCCAGTACATGACCGTCCTGCACGTATCACAGAAGATACTGCAATAATAATGAGAACAAGCGCTAACCAAAGTTTTGATAATACCCTTTGTGGATGGGATAACTGGATTATATATATCTATACTCCACATAGCCCTCTACAACTAGATACGTTGAGAAACAAAGTTAGGAAAGCGTTATATGTAGCTGGTATTGAAATCACGCACGACATGAGCGATGATATGTATGACCAAGATTTAAGATGTTATGTGTGTTCTATAACTTGTAGAACACCAGTAATTTTTAATTATAATGATAATGAATAGGAGGAAAATAAAATGGCTATATTGTACAATATTAAAAAGGCAGTAATAACTGAACTTGACCCAACTACAGGAGCAGCTAAAACTGGAGGAGTTGTGGCTCATATAAAAACTGCTCAAAAGGCAGAATTGGAACCAGTGCTTAGCGAAGGTGAAGAAGATATATTAAGAAATGATGTTAGTATCTTAGCAGTTGTTAGAACAGATGACTTAATTTATGGATATGACATAAAACTAACAGACAATCAATTTGATGACACAATGGCAGGACTTGTAGCTGGATATAAAGTAGAGGAAGGTGATACAACTGGCACTAAAAAACTATCAACTCCAATGATGAGTGAAGGGAACGTGGCAAAACCATTTAAACTAGACTTATATGTTGCTAACTATAGCGGAGACTCAATTGTTAACTACGCTAAAGTAACATTGAATAAATGTACAGGAAAATTCCCTACAATGACTGTAGGAGATGGATTCTTTGCTCCTGAGTTTGAAATAAAAGCTAGAGAAAACACAAAAGCAAAACTACCAATAAAAGAAATAACTTTTGTTGATGAGTTACCAACTGACCCATCACCAGGAAAATAATATAAGTATATAGGAGGAGAATACAATGAGTGAATTAAAAGTAATAAGTGCGAGAGAATTTAGAAAAAAAGCTACTAGAATAATAGAAATAGATGGATTTGAACCTGGTGAGAAAATAGCAGTAAGAATTAAACCTGCTAGTCTATTAAATCTTTTGATGAGTGGAAAACTTCCAAATAATCTTTTAGGAACAGTAAATGATTTATTTGAACAAACTAACAAAGGTAAATCAATGGAATTATTTGAACAAGATGAGAATAAAATAAAAGATATAATGGAAATAATAGATTTAGTGTGTGAACAAAGCTTAGTGGAACCTACGTTTGAAGAAATTAAAGATGTAATAACAGATACTCAAAAAATGCAGATAATGGGAGAGGCACAAGGAAATGTAAATGCTGCCATACCCTCTATTCGAAAGTAGAAGAATACTAAATGTTATTTCTACTGCTAAGACCTTTGGATGTAGACCTAGTGACTTATTAGGTATAGATGAAGATGATGTGTATGGTCGTTACTGTATAGATGAGGCGGCTACATATCTATACAATATGATGCAGCCTGATAAAGATGGTAAAACTAAAAAACCAATATTTAGAGAAGATATAATAGAAAGTAAAACTAAAAATCCGGGTTTAGATTTACTGATGAGCTAATAAAATTAACAGTAGGACGAAGGTTCTACTGTTTTTTTAATTATATGAAGGTGGTGAATAATATGGCTGGTGTAGATTTGGGGAGCATTGTTGCTCACCTAAAATTGGAAATGAGTGATTTTAATAGTAATCTAAATAGAGCAGTTGAGCAAGTAAATCAGACACAAAGTAGCTTTAGTGGCTTAAAGGCTACTGGGGAAAGTTTGTCAAGTGTAGGTACTGCTCTTACAGCAGGAGTAACTGCTCCAGTAATGGCTTTGGGAGCCAGTGTTGTTAAAACTCAGATGACATTCGAGCATTCAATGTCAAAAGTAAAAGCATTATCAGGAGCTACTGGTAGTGACTTAAAATTATTGGAAGATACTGCAAAACAGATGGGGGCATCTACTGTATATAGTGCGAGTGAGGCAGCCGATGCGTTAGGATATATGGCACTGGCGGGTTGGGATGCTCAACAATCAGCAGCAGGTTTACCTGGAGTACTGAACTTGGCGGCAGCCTCTGGAATGGATTTAGCACAAGCATCCGATTTGGTAACTGATTACCTAACAGCGTTCGGATTAGAGGCTGACCAAGCAGGACGTATGGCAGACGTACTATCTTATGCACAAGCTAACTCAAATACAACAACTGAGATGCTTGGAGAAGCGTTCAAGAATTGTGCAGTTAATGCTCACAACGCAGGTATGAGTTTGGAAGAAACTACTGCAATACTTAGTAAATTTGCAGATGCAGGTCTTAAAGGTAGTGAAGGTGGTACTGCCTTAAATGCAATCATAAGAGATATGACTCAAAAGATGAAAAATGGAGCAATACAAATAGGTAATACATCTGTAAAAGTTCAAGATGCTAATGGTAACTTTAGAAGTATGACTGATATTATACGAGATGTAGATAAGGCAACAGAAGGTATGGGAGATGCTCAGAAGACGGCAGCACTTATGACAACATTTACTGCTGACTCAATAAAAGGTATGGGTATCTTATGTAATACAGGAGCAGACAGTATTGACAACTTTACAAAAGAACTAGAAAAAAGTAACGGTACCGCAAAGAAAATGTCTGATATGATGAACTCAGATTTAACTGGAGCATTAAAACAATTGAGTAGTGCTTGGGAGGCAGTACAACTTGATATTGGGAATACTACAGGTCCATTATCATTAGTTGTAGGTATGCTAACAAAATTACTTCAATCCTTCTTAAACTTACCGGGGCCTATTAAACAAGTTATAGTATCACTGGCACTATTACTTGCAGCCGTAGGGCCTATACTACTTGTTATTGGTAAAGGTATTCAGGCATTTTTAAAAATGAAGCAAGCAATAGGAATATTAAAAGCTGCATTCGGTGTAGCACGAACATCCTTTTTAATATTTAAATCAGTTATAATGGATACAATTGTACCAGTAATAGTTGATACTGTAATACCCGCCTTACAAAGTCTATGGGGAGTATTATTAGCTAATCCAATTGTATTAGTTGTGGCAGCCATAGCGGCTCTTGTAGCTGCTTTTATATGGGCATGGAATAATATTGATGGATTCAAAGAGTTTTGGATTAATCTTTGGGAGAATATAAAAACTATAGCAAGTAATGCCATAGATTCACTGAAAAACTTCTTTACTCAAACTGTACCTCAAATGATAAGTAATATAGGAAATTGGTTCAGTAACTTACCTGAAACTATATGGTTTTGGTTATGTTATGCAGTAGCTTATGCCGTACTATGGGTAGGACAAATGGCACAAAAGGCATATGAAGCTGGTAGTAAATTTGTACAAAATGTCATTACATTTATTCAACAATTACCTGGTAAAGTATGGACATGGCTAGTAAATACTATTAGTCGTGTTGGAAGTTGGGTAGTTCAAATGGCAAGTAGAGCTCAACAAGCAGGTAGTAGATTCTTAAATGGTGTAAGTACATTCATACAACAATTACCAGGTCGTGTATGGTCTTTCCTAGTATCAACAATTTCAAGAGTAATATCTTTTGCGGCAAGTTTTGCTCAAAAGGGTAGAGAAGCTGCACAGAGATTCAAAGATAATATCATAAATGGTATTAGTAGTTTACCTGGAAGAATGGTAAGTATAGGAAGTAATATCATACATGGTATTATTACTGGTATTACTAATGCGGCTGGTAATTTATTTAGCACGATGCAAAATATAGCAAGTAGAGCTTTAAATGCAGCAAAAGACGCTTTGGGTATTCATTCTCCATCAACAGTATTTAGAGACATGGTAGGGAAAATGATACCGGCTGGTGTTACTGTTGGTATTGAGGCGAATGCAGGTAAAACTATAAAAGCTATTAAAGATTATGCTAGTAGTCTAGTAGAGACTATAGATACAAATAAATTCCTAGGAAAAGTTAATATGAGTACAGCAGGTATTAATATAAATAGTGAAAACACAGTGGATAGTAATTTATTGTATGCGATAAAAGGTATGGCACAAGCAATGCAAGATAGTAAACAAGAATTCGACTATAAAGAAATGGGAAAAGAATATAAAAAGGCATTACAAGATACTAATACTCCAATACTTATGGACAAAGTAGTGGTAGGACAAAAGGTAGCTAAGTCAGTACAAGAAACAAACGACTACTACAATGACCAAAAGGAAAGATTTAGAGGTGAGAGAGATTATGTATAATTATTTTAATTTTAATGGAACTCAGATAAATGATTTAGCAATAGTAACTAGTATAGAGAAACCATATATACCTGAAAAATCTATTGATACTATTAATGTATCTAGTAGAGACGGTGAGATATTTGACGGGGCCAAATATGACCCTGTCTCTATTCCTATCTCACTCGCAATAATAGGTGATACTGAGGAAGAATACAAGACTCGTGTTCAATGTCTTCATGATATTCTTAGTACAAAACAAGAAGTTCCAATAAAGTTTTGTGAGAATATCACCATATATGGAATGTTAAAGGGGGCACTTAAAGTAAAGAAAAAGAATAGTGTTAGTGGGTACGCTGACATAGAATTAATATGTCATACACCATATAGTTACAGTGATAATGTACAGGCATACAATGCCGAAGATGGTCAACAGACTGTGGTAGTTGAGAACAATGGTGAGTTAGCGACTCTACCATATGTAAGTATAGGCTTTGGAGCAGACGCTCATTTTGCTCAACTTCAAAATAATAAGACTGGAGAAAAAATATTGGTAGGGGATTATCCACAACTACAATTGAGTACCACAAAGAAGGAACAAACTCTTATATTACATGACCCTTGCACCAGTGTAGGTACATTAATTCAGAGTGGAGCAAATATTAACAGTGGCCGTGGCACAGGTGGTTCCTTTACTATTTCATCTGGAGGTGAAAGTTTTATTCTTAGCGAGTTAGGTAGTAGCACTGAGAAAATAAAAGGAGCGTGCGCACGTATTGCGTTGAGTAAAAATATTGATGATTTTAAAGTAATGGTGAGAATGCAATGTAGGTCAAGTGGTAAAAATGGAGACCCTAACAATGTTTTAAGTGAGCAAGAAAAAGTTAAAGAGACTGTAGTGGAGGGTGGTAAAGTTACTTATTATGAAGTAACTGCCAACGGAGTTAATTACAGAACTCAGCCAAGTACAAAAGGAAAATCTCAAGGAATTATTCCAAAAGGAACAAAATTAACCGATGTAACAATTCAGAATGGATGGGCGAAGATAAAATACAAAACTAAAACCTATTATGTATCAGCAAAATATATAAAGAAACAAGTAAAAGACAATTCTAAAAGTACTGTAAAGGAATTCACAGTAGCTAATATGTGGTTGACTCCAAGTAAAACACTAACAGGTGGTAGTTGTGTAGTATATACAAAACCTAACCCAAGCAGTAAAGTAGAATGTACTATACCATATGGCACAAAACTTAGAATAATACAAAGAACATATACATATAAACCAAAAGATTCTAATAGTGCCTCTCAGACAATAACTTACTATAGAATATATAAACCTTGGAAAGATAAAAATGGTAAGAAACATACTGGTTATATAAATGTAGACAATCTTAAAGGGGCGGCAGCAATGGATAATAGTGTTGATTATAGTGATGACCCTGCATACGCAGACCATAAGACAGGAATAGCTGAGGTATATGGATTCGATATAAACGGTACTCAGATATTCAGATTATATTTAGGTGATATTAATCAATATTTTGAGTATAACCAAGCAGAAGTAAGTGTTAGTAAAAAATCTATATTGATAACAAGTAATGATACACCAAAGGAAAAAACTGACCAAACTGTTGATAATAATGGTAAAATTGTTACTAATCATTATATGAGTGGTAAACATGGTAGTTGGAATGATGCCAATGCTTACTTTACATTAACTAGAAAGAAAACTGGTAAATACTACGTATATAGTGCTCAAGTACAAAAGAATGATGATGGAACATTTACTCAGTCTGTATCGGCAAACAATAAACGTAGTAGTGAGTACTCTACAGAACCATTAAGTTACTTAGCGATATACATTGGAACTATGGCAGATAAATTAGAAAATGCTTGTGGAGTAGGTATTAGTGATATAAAAGTATATGAATTGAATCCTGAGAGTGAAGAAATTTCTAATATAAAATACTTTGAGTCTGGAGATAAATTAGACTTGGATTTTGAGAATGGTGATTGTTATTTAAACAATGAGTTGAGAAATGATTTAGTAGATATTGGTAGTTCATATTTTACTGTAGATGAAGGTGAAACAACATTACAAGTAGTTAGCGATGATACATCTGCGAGTCTAGGTGTATTAATAAGAGAAAAATGGTTAGGAGTAGTAGATGAAGATAGAAGTACTCCAGCTGAGAATTTAAATTTAACTAGTGAATAGGAGGTATTTAAATGATTAAAAACTTATATATTTTTGACAATACGAAAAAACTATTAAAACTAATAAATACCACAAATACCAATAACATAAAAGTGTATGATGACACTTATACTAGTGAACTTATAACGGGGGCAGAGACTTATACTGCCTCCTTTAAAGTAAGTTATCAAGACCAACCAATATTTTTAGAAGGTAACTATATTGGATTTTATTGGCAAGATAACTTTAAACTTATGCAGATTAAGAAAACCACTAGTATTGAGCACATAGATGATGTGACTATTACAGTTTATGCAGAGTTTATTGGTATTGAATTGTATAATAGTTATGTGGATAAATTTGTGGCAGACGGAAATGCGACAAAATTATTGGAAACTATACTAATGGATACTAACTATAAAGTTGGTTATGTAAGTCCTTCATTAGATGAGGAAGCCTTTAGAGTAGAGACTACAGAAGTTACTAGTGTATATTCAGTCATACAGAATGCGACTTCAATATTATATGAATGTGAATGGCAATTTAGAACAGTTCCAGTAGACATAAAAAGAGGTAAATTTAACTTCTTTGTAGACTGCTTTGCGAATGGTGAGAGAGGAACTAAAAGATATAAAAGATTTGAGAGTGATAGAAATAGTTATGGCATGAAACGTACTGGAGATATTACAAACTTTTGTAGCGGTATTATTCCAGTAGGTAAAAATGGACTTACTATTAGTGACGTAAAATGGGAAAAAGAACAAGGCGACCCAACCGACAAACCGATTGGTCAGAACTATATATTTGATGAAAAAGCACATGAAATGCTGAATAATGGCGGTAAATATGTATTGATGAAATATAAAAGTGATGCAGAAGATATATATACATTAATTCATGAAGGGTATGCGAAATTAAAAGAACTGAATAAAACTAAATTCAGTTATGAGATACCAGTATATATGACCGAACGAGATTATGAGGAAATTGATATTGGTGATACTAACTATGTTGTTAGCAGAAAATTTAATCCTCCAGTTCAGTTAGAAGCACGTATTACAAAATTTGAAATCAGTTTTACTGACAGAACTAAAAACAGTATAACTTTAGGAAACTACAAACAAATACGCAGTAAACTAAAATCCCTAAATAAAGACGACATAGTAAATGACGTGGTGGACATTATTAAAAAACATGGTAAATTAACTGCCAGTGACTTGCTTGCTATTAGAAATTATCTAAATCAACTAGGCATTGATAAGAAATTAATAGACAAACTTATTAAACAATATACAGACAAAGTAGTGCCCGACCCTATAAAACCAGGTGATGACTCAGACAAAATAAGTGAAGATACAGAGGATTATAGAAGTATTAACATAAAGAAAATAGATAATGGACTATGGATAGGAGATAGTAGAATTCATGACTGCATTAAATATAAATGTGGAGAAATAAAAGGTAAAACTCCTACTACTCAGCCAAAACCCGATAAAAAAGAAGATAGTAGTAAAACTGCAAAACAATATAAAGCAGCAGTAGATTATTATGCAGGATTTGGACTAGGTAAATGGAGTGATAAATATAGCGATGTTAGAAATATGCGTAGCAAATCCAACCACTGGAAAATATATGCCCCAGTTGAGTATTATAGTAAGAAATTTGGACTTGACCCACAACTAGTTTACGCAATGATATATGCAGAATCTAGTGCCGACCCATACGATGCTACAAAAGACCCAGCGGGTGCGTACGGACTTATGCAATGTGAGAGAGGTACTTATTTTAATAAGAAAATGAAAATTAAATATTTAGATGGCAAAGTTGAATACTTTACACCAAGTTATTCTAATATGAAACCTAAATCTTGTGGCACTAAAAGAATAAACGGTGTAACCGTGGATAAAGCTATATGTAATCAAATAATGGTTGGTTGTAACGAAATGAGAGCTAGACTTGAAGACTACCATTTTAATATATTTGCTGCTTTGTGTGGTTATAACTTTGGTATAGGTGGATTCCAATGGGTGGTTATGCACTACATAAAGGATAGATACAAACTTAATATAGTTGTAACTAATAATGGAAAAAGTGCATTACTATATAAACAATCGGCAGCAGTTAAAAAGAAATACTGGGAAGTAATAGACAATATGCAAGCACCTTGGAAAAATTATAGACAAAAATATAAACAAGTAACTGGATGGGGTACTGCTACTAATATTGAATGTTACCTTAGATGGTATAAGGTAGTAGACGGTCAATTGCCATATTGTATTGATGAAAAAGGTAAAAAAAGAGGGTATGGAGCAGTAAAACCAGCTACATCAAATAAGAGTGCGGAGGCTACTGCCGTATCTACAGAGGATTCAACAACTAGAGCAGCCAGTGTTAAAAATGCTCCTACATGGAAAATAGAAGGTAATACTACAAATACAAAAGGTGTGGCAGAAAATGTACGTAAGAAAATAGTCAATAAGGCTAGAGAAATATGTGACTTACATCAAAAGTATAAAAAAGCTACTTACTATGCAGGCTCTTGTATCTACGATGATAGCAAAAGACACAGAGTAAGCGGTACTATCCACGGTATTAAAAACCCATACTGCTACGTATGTAGTTCACTTAGTAGTTGTGCTTACCTATACGCAGGACTTAGAAGTGTAACTGCTAAATATGGTGGAGCCAATTGTGCATATGGTTCTCTAGTGAGATATGCTACAAAATATAGTGGATATACATTAAAGAAACTAACAAGTAAAACAATTGATGAATTACTACCTGGAGACTTAATTATGCTAAGTAATGCGACTGTACCTTCAAATGTAACAGTTGCATGGGCATCAAAATCAGGTGGAAATAGTAAATATGCCACTGGCGGTACTCACCACGTAGTTGTGTATTGTGGAAAAGTAAATGGTAAACGTATGATAGCCCATGCTAGTGGTGGTCATAAATGGCCTAGAGCTATAAGATACGAGGACATGAGTATAACATATAGTTCAAGAGGCAGTATGTCTCATTGGTATACACATGGTATAATACTTAGACCATGGGATTTAGCAAGAGCGGATAAAGAGGCAAAAGTGAAAAATCAATCAGCTACAAAACCAACACCTCCAAAAGATATAGTGGATGATGACGACGGAACAACATATGAAGTTACTTATAAAGGACTTAATAGTGCAGCTCCTAAAGATTTTGTAGAGGGTGGAAAACTTATTACTAATATTACTGTCAATGGAGTTACTGATAAAACACCATATCCTAAGACTGTCAGTCATGTCATGTTAGCTTTCGGAGTTCCAGCACTTGGGGATAATGTGGATAACGTTGTGGAAGACTATCAATCTCTTATAAAAGCTCTATTGAAGAAATATCCAAAGAAACCTATATTTGTATGTGAAGAACCACGTTTGAGAAGTTCTCAATCAGGTAACTATGAAAAAATGAATGAAGCGATAGATTCTCTTAATAATATGATGTTAGACTACTGCAACAAAACAAGATACGTTATATTCTTAAGAAAACCAAAAGATATGTGCGACACAACAGATAAACATTATTGGCTTAGCAGTTTAACTACTGACGGCTATAGAATGAAGGACAAGGCATCTACTCAGACTTACTACAAAGAGTATAAGAAAAAGATATTATACTTTGGCGAAGGAGCAGAATGGGAGAGTGACAGTGCTACAAGTAATAAAATGTTAGATGCACAGAGAGTATACTCTTACAATAAACCATTGAAGAAATTACAATTTAGGGTGCCAGCAACTTCATCAACAAACTATAATGATAGTTACTATGCACGTATTGTTTTCACTGCTGCAAAAGGTTTTAAATTAATACAACCTGACAGCGTGTATTTGGAAGGTGTAGATTGTAAGAATGGGGTATTATTACCAAAAGAAAATACTACTTATATTGTATCAGTTTATTATAACCCAGATACTACTATTAGTGATAAGGCATATTTGGGAAGTGTTGGAGCTAAGAAAAAAGGTAGTAATTATGGACAGCCTCTTTTTAAATATTCCTCAGACCTAGTTAAAATAGCTGATAGTTATTATAAAAATAATAGTAAGTTCAGTTATAATAGTACAACTCCTTGTGACTTCAAGAATCCTGCTGAGAATATCAGTAAGTGGAAAGTAAACGGAAAATATCAAATAGATGATAGTTGTTTTCTTAATTATGTATTAACTGGCTGGACTTATGAAAAATCTCCATATGGAAATGAGAAAAAAGCGGATAATAATAGAAATAATAGTGTGAGCTGGGCGATACCAAGTACTAGAAATGAAGCTAATATAGGAAAATATTTTGTACAGAAAAACTGGGTAGTAGATGTGGCAGACTTAGAAACATTTAAGAATTTAGCAATTGGAGATATTATATTTATGGACGCTGACAGTAAGAATAATGGTGAGTTTATGGCGATATCTCATACAGCTATAGTAGTTGAAAAAGACAAAGATGGTGATTATGTGGCACTTGAATGTACAAATGGATTGACAAACGGAGTATTCAGAAAAGTAAAAGTAAAAAGTTTATCAAGTAAAAATATATTATTTGTTGGTAGATTTATGATTGGATAGGAGGGATTTACATGATGGATGATGGACGAGAACACGTTGATAGACCGATATATGATGATGACGGTGAGATGATTATATGGCCAACATTAGATGATGATATGGAAGAATTTGCAGAGGAATCAGAAGTAGCTACTGTAGCTGCTTCTGACGATACTACAGAAGATGATACGTATTATGAAGTACCTGACACTGTAGAAGATGACCAAGATAGAATTGATGTACAAGTTGAGGGTATCGAAGATGAAGAATGTGAGGACGCTAAGATAGGAGATATTCAACAGGCTGGAGAAGATTATAACGAGGCCATGGATAGAATTGTCTCTGTATTAATGCAGGCATTAAGTACAGAAGAAATGACAGAGGAGATGAGTGCAGAACTACAAGACGCCACTAACAATATGGAAACTGCTAAACAAACAATAACTGATTTATGTGGTGACCCTGATACTAAAGTATTAGAAACTGACCCTGATACGAAAATTCCTCAAAACTTACAAGAACTATTAGAAACACTTACAAAAGATGGAAAGGCTCCATGGCTATATATAGATGATGAAGGTAATCTATTATTAGACGGAGAAAGCGTTCCAAAATTAAAAGTAGTTGAGTTAGAGGCACAAAAGATAAAAGCAGATTATGGAGAATTCAAAGACCTTACAACAAATAACTTTACAGCCATAAATGCCAAAATTGACAACTTAAAAGTCGGTGATTTAGATGCCATTAATGCAACTATAACAAACTTAAAAGCTACAGTGGCAGAAATACAGACACTAATTGGTGGTCATCTTACTATGGATAATATACAATCATTAAATCTTACTGCTAGTAAAGTTACTATAGCAGATGCACTTATAAAAGATGCCATGATAGATACTGTAAGTGCAAATAAAATCAATACTGGTACAATTAATACTAATAATGTAAATATTCAGAGTGATGATGGCTCTATGTTATTACAAGGTAATCTTCAACAATTTAAAGATAGTAAAGGCAATGTACGTATTCAAATAGGAAAAGATGCTAAAGGTAATTTTACTTTTGTATTATATGATGAAACTGGTAAAGGTCAACTTATTAATCAGAATGGTATTCAATCAAGTGATGCCATAAAAGATGGATTAATAGTTGATAGTAAAGTAGCAGATAATGCCAATATAAGTGGTAGTAAATTAGATATTAGTAGTGTTATCAGTAGTATCAATAATAACACTAATACTATAAAAGCAAGTCAAATAAAATTTAATGATACTGACCAAACTTTAGATGTATCATTTAACCAACTTAAGAAGACAGTTGAGACTATAAAAGATATTACTATCGGTGGAGATTTAAGTAGTGTCATTGAACAAGTAACGACTAATACAACCAATATAGGTATAGCACAAGGGCAAATTAGTCAATTAATTAGTAATACAACTATAACTAAGACAGACGGAACTGTTACTCAACTAAAAGATGAATATAATAGCACTGTAGATACTGTAAATAAACATACAACTGCAATAGGAAAATTAGAAACTAGTTTTAACGGAACATTAACAAAGACTGTATCTCAGTACTATGTATCTACAAGTAATACTACTCAAACTGGAGGCAGTTGGATAGAAACTACTCCAAAATGGGAAACTGGAAAATATATATGGCAAAGAATAAAATACACACAAGGTGATGGCAGTGTAACATACTCAACACCAGTATGTATTCAAGGCGCTAAAGGCGATAAGGGAGATAAAGGTGAACAAGGCTCACAAGGTATTCAAGGACCACAAGGAGAACAAGGACCACAAGGTCCACAAGGTGAACAGGGTCCACAAGGACTACAAGGTTTACAAGGTGAACAAGGTGAGCAAGGTATCCCTGGAACACCAGGAAAAGATGGTACACCTGGTAAAGATGGTACACCAGGAACACCAGGTAAAGACGGTAAGACAACATATTTTCATATAAAATATAGTGCCAATGCGAATGGTAATCCAATGAGTGAAACTCCAAGTACTTATATAGGTACATATGTTGATTATAGTGCAAATGATAGCACTGATTATAAAGCTTATACATGGAGTAGATTTGAAGGTCAACAAGGTGAACAAGGTATACCTGGAACTAATGGTACAGACGGTAAAACTTATTATCTACACATAAAATATAGTGATGATGGAGGTAAAACTTTTACTGCAAATAAAGGTGAAACTCCTGGAGCTTATATAGGAGTTTATACTGATACAAATAATAAAGATAGTGAGTCTGTTACTGCGTACACATGGAGTAAGATAAAAGGTGAGCAAGGAGCGAAAGGTGATAAGGGTGACCAAGGTTTACAAGGTATACCTGGAACTCCTGGTGAAGACGGTAAAACTTATTACACATGGATTAGATATGCTGATAATATAAATGGTAGTGGTATTAGTAATGACCCAACTGGTAAAACTTATATAGGTTTTGCTTATAACAAAACAACATCTACAGAGAGCAATACACCTACTGATTATACATGGAGTTTAATCAAAGGAGATAAAGGTGACCAAGGTGTTCAAGGTGAACAAGGTAAAGATGGTAAAACTTATTATACTTGGATAAAATATAGTGATAACGCAGACGGAACAGGTTTATATGATACTCCAAAAGATACAACAAAATATATAGGTATTGCTATTAATAAAACAACATCTACTGAGAGTACAAATAAAACTGACTACACATGGAGTAAGTTTAAAGGTGATAACGGTAAACCTGGTGATAAGGGACAATCATTAACTAACTCAACTCCACAATGGTATCTATCTACTAGTAACACAACACAAACTGGTGGTAGTTGGGTTGAGAGTATGCCTGCTGTAACAGAAAATAAATACTTATGGCTAAGATATAAATTAGTATGGCAAAATCCTACAGCGACTACTTATACAACTCCAACATTAGAACAAGTGGCAGAACAAGTAAAAGTAGTAACTAGTAAACAAGCAAAATTGGAACAATCATTAGATGGGTTCAAGATGACAGTAAGTGATACTTATGCAACAAAAGAAGGATTAAACGAGGTTAAGGAATCAATTCAAAATAAAGATGGATATACTATAATACTTAGTAAAGAGTGTATAGTAACAACTTGTGAATAAATGGAGGTGTTTATATGGCAACAATAACTGTATCAAGTAATCCCAGTACATCTGGAGATACTTTGACCGTGAATTTTACAACCGATGTTACTAATATCTCCGACATTCTACTTAGTAAAGATGGAGGTAGTACTTATATAAGTGCCACTTCCTTTACTAAGTCTAGTGCCGTTTTCAATATTAGTAACTGGGATAATGGAACTTATAGTAACTGTAAGTTAAAATGTGTATATACTGAGAGTGGAGGAGGAACTACCGATACATACTACACTATAACATACACTTTAAATCAGGCAACAAGTAGTAACTCAACTAAATCTATTAAAAAGGGTTCTAGCTATTCAACTATTGTAGCAGCTAATGAAGGCTATAATGTAAAAAATATTAGTGTTGTGATGGGTGGAACTGATATAAGTAATACTGTTATTAGAGGAAGTAATATTAATATACCAAATGTTACTGGCAACATTACTATCACTGTTACAACTGAGGCAATTCCAGTAACACCTGAAACTCTAACTATTAGTAATATTGGAAACATAACACAAACTGAAAAAACTGAATTTTATATTGAATACAGTACGAATATTGCAGTAGTAAAACATGAAGTCTCATGGGATGGAGGAAATACGTTCTATGATAAAACAACTGACGTGGAATCCAGTGGCACACGTTATAGATTCAAACATGATAATAAGGCTAATGCTGGAACTTACCAAATGGCTATAAGAGTTACAACTGCAAAAGGTACTACTAAGACAAGTAATGTATTTACAGTCACTTTAGCAACTAAAGACGGATTAACTTTTACTCAATATAAAAGACTTAATGATGGTGTAATTACAGATACCACAGATGGAACATATTATAGTACATTAAATTATATAAGTGTGGTTGCTGGTAAATCTTATACTATCAATCTTAATAAAGCTAATTATGTATGTGTTTGTTATTATAATTCATCAAATTCTTATGTATCATATGCTGAAGGCAACACAGATGACTGGTCAAATAAAGAGTTATCATATACGTTTACTGTACCAGCAAATATAACTAAAATATTAATATGTGCTACTGGTGATGCAAGTACTGCTATCACAGGTACATTAAAAGAAAATGGCTCAAGTTCAAGCTCATTACTAGATTCTACTGGCGCTTATGTAATAGATGACTTCTCAGGTAGTAGTGTAGACTCAAATAAATGGGGATATGAATTAGGTTATGTTAGAAATAATGAAACTCAAAGATATACAAATACTAACGCTGAAATCAATGATGGTATATTAGCACTAAGAGGTAAAAAAGCAAGTGATGGTTCTTGGACATCTGCATCAATTATTTCTAAAGGTCATTTTGCATTTATGTATGGTAAAATAGTAGCTAGAGTTAGAGCATGTAATTGGAATGGTTCTTTTGGCGCATTTTGGACTTTAGGTGACAGTTTTGAATTTGGATATAAAGAAAATGGTAGCCCTGATACATTAGGTGAATGGTGGGCATATTGTGGTGAATTTGATGTAATGGAATTTTATAATGGCAAACTAACTTGTGGTACATTCTTCAATGAAAAAGAAGAAAGCGGCCGTGTATGGTATGATAATTATCCTACTGGTGATTGGCATGAGTTTGCTATGGAATGGAATACAGATGGTAGTTTAGTGTTCTCTATTGATGGACATGAATTAAGTAGAACAAGTGCTACTGATAACAGAGCATTCCATATACCACACTTTATTCTACTTAACCAAGCAATTGGTGCTAGTGGTGGTACTCCTGATAGTAGCACTACTGAAATAACACAATACGTTGACTGGGTGAAATATTATCCACTAAGTACTGAAAATGTGGTATTAAATTCTAGTGACTTTACACTAGCTGCTATGGATGCTAATGATAGTTCACATAACTGTATGGTAAGACCTACTTTTAATGATAACTGTATTAATAAATCATTAACATGGAGTTCTAGTAATGATAGCCTTGTATGGGTTCATAGTGGACTATGTAGTACTTATGCAGAAGCTAATGGTGAAGTAGTAATAACTGCCACTTCACACAGTGGGGTATCTAAATCGATAACATTAACAGTATCAAATGGTACATTAAGAGAAAAAAGTTCAGGTGGCGGAAGTATAGATACTTATTATACTATTAGATATTCTTTACATGATTCCACTAGTTCTAACACAAGTACTTCTATCAAAAAGGGTTCTAGTTATTCTACAACTATCACTCCTAAAAATGGTTTTAGAGTAAATACGATTTCTTGTATAATGAATAGTAATGATATAAGTAGTTCAGCGGTTAGTGGTAATAATGTTAATATACCTAATGTTACAGGTGATGTTTCTATCCTTGTAGATACTGAAGCAACTTCTACACCAGAACCAGAACCAGGTACTATCGGTAATATGACATTTGGAAAAAAAGTTGATACTAGCACACATAAAATAGTTGATAGTACCGACGACTGGGCAACAATTAATCCAGTAACAGTTGAAAAAGGTGGATACTATACATTACAAATGGATGCTACATGGGTATGGTGTTATGCTTATGATGACAATGATAATTTTGTTAAAGAATTATTTACTACTACAGGTGACTATAACACTAAATATTCATTTAGGGCTGAAACAACTAAAATAAGATATGGATGTTATGACCCACGAAAATTTTTAAGCTATTGTAATTTAATCAAAACAAGTTAGGAGAGTGATAAATAATGAGTGAGATATTCAGTAATACGTTCACCACAACAGTTAATAAAGTAGTGGTAGAACAAACTAGTAAAAATACTAAAATTGATATATATAAAGGAACTACTTTATTAGTTGCAGTTAATACAACACCAACTACAGGTCAATATAAAGTAACTATAACAGACACCACTAACTGTACAGCAAAATTGGAGAGTGATTATAAAACTATCACTCTCCTTACTGCGACTGGCAATGCAGGAGAAATACACATCACTATTAATATAGAAGGAAAATCTACTGTTAATAAAACTATCCCAGTTGCGACTATTACCAAAAGTTCAGTAATAAAAGCCAATGAAACAAAATATGAACAATTGGCAGATAGATTTTCATGGATGGTTAGAGGTAATAGTGCAAGTTCAATGACATTAACAGATGAGATGTTAGCGATTATAACTAAGCAAGTAAAAGTAAATGGAGATATGATAGTTGATGGAGCTATTGATGGTAAAACTATTACTGGAGCAACTATAGTAGGTAGTACTTTTAGAAATCAAAGTAATACATTTAGTGTTGATAGTGAAGGTAATATAGTCGGTGCTCAGATACAAGGTTCCGAAGTTATAGGGGATAGTTTCTCAGTTGAAGGTGAATTAACTGCTGATACTATAACTGCCAATAAAATAAATAGTGCTCAGTACCCAAGTACATTGGAAGATGACATACAAATATCAATTAATAGTGGTGGTAGTGATGATAATGAATTATATGACGGTGTGTCATTCGCTACAGTAAGTGGAGCATTAGAGGCCTTACCTAAGTTCTTAAATGGTAAAGTAGTAGATATATGGATACAAGAAGATATTTATGAAAATATAGACATTAGATATTTTTCGAGTGGCAGAATTAATTTATATTTAGATGGCAATACTGTATATGGATGGATTAGAAATTATATGAGTAGCATTAAAGTGTATGTATATGGAGGTTATATGAAGTATGAAGATGCTAGAACTGGTGTAATTCATCCAAGTACAGGTTGTGCAGTTGCCAGTAGAACGGCTAGTTTGGTTGGACAGGAAAGTTCCTGCATTAATGCTTATAGCTTAAAAATATATGGTAGTGATAATCCTTCCGGTAGCGCCACTACAATTGTAGGTATGGCGTGTGATTCATACGCCAGTGGATATTATAAAGATTTACAATTTATAAATTGTGATGTAGGTTTTAGAGCAAACGCAGGAGGTAGAATACACGCTGCAAGTTCAAGTGGTGTATGTAGTCAGTATGGATTTGAGGCAGTAAGTGGTGGAACCATTACAATAGCAAACAGTTCACAATGCGGTGGTAGTAAATCCAATACTCACGTAAGTTTACCAGGTCAAATAATAGCTCCTACAAATGTTAACCATGAAGGAGGTAATCAAACTACAGACGGTAACACAGCTCCTACTCCAACAACTAAGAAGACTATAACAATAAAATCTAATAGTGGTGATACTTATAGAAGTTCAGTATATAATAACTGGAAAAAGGATAATACTTGTAGACAGGGCGACTATGGTTATGGTGACTGTAATGGATGTTGGTTCTTTGGTTCTCAATTCAATCAGTTCAAAGGTAAATCTATTAGTAAGATTGAACTTACTATTAAGAGAATATCAGGTGGTTCTTATTCAGGAGTTCCAATTGTAGTAAAAACTCATAACTACTCAAGTAGACCAAGTGGAAAACCTTCATATGGTTCTAGTTGTGGTAGTGTTAGCATTGCAACTGGTAATAGTGGTAAATTAACTATTACTAACAGTACTATATTAAACGCGATATCAAACGGAACTGTAAAAGGATTTGGTATTCAATCTTCTTATAATAGCAGTAGTTATGCCGTATGTAGTGGTAGTGTAACAATGAAAGTTACTTATACAGAATAAAATTTAAAGGACTAGTTTAATCTAGTCCTTTTTTAACTAATATACAATATGAAACATGATATATATAGGAGGTAATACAATGGATGCTTTAAATTTATTAAATGCGATTTACAAAAGAGAATTGGCAGATGCCATTGAAAAGAAGGTGATGACTGAGGCTCAGTGCGAGATTTATAAACAACAGGTGGAACAACTTAAAAAGCAATTGGAGGAGCTACAGAGTCCACCTAAAAAGTAGGTGAATGTATGAGTGATGAAAAAGTGCAAGAACTATTGTTAAAATTAATTGAGGATGTGGCAACAATAAACGCAAAACTAGACAGTATTAATGAGCAAAGATTAGCAAGTAGATTGGACTTAATTGAAGCTCAAACCCGAGAGCAAGAGCGCGTAATAAAAGGTTTAGAAAATAGAAATAGCAAATTAGAGGAATATGTACGCAATACTTTAGTTGAGCATGAAAAGGCAAATAAAGGATTATGGACATCTTTAGGACTCGCTATGTTTAGTATTATTCTAACAGTGATAACCAATATTTTATTTTAGGAGGTGTTACACATGAAACAATTTTTATTAAATCATCCAAAACTTAGAAATCCATATTTCTATCTATCTGTAGTGGCACTTATATTCAGTGCGAGTGGTGTTGATTTTAATCAATTAACTAGTTGGCCACTATTTATTGAAGCGCTAAAAGGTATTATAAATAACCCAGTGGCAATAGTGGCAATAATAACTGCTTTTCTAGGTATATGGAACGATAACTCAACAAAAGGATTAGACGGAATAAAACATAAATAATGAAAGGAGGGAAAAGCTACAATGATTTATAAGAAATGTATTATGACAATCAATAAAAATAATGCCACACTTGATGAAGATATATATTTATTTAGACTAGATAAAAATATTGAGTTGCATTTTTCAATTGTAAATAACAGATACAAATTTGATAAAAGTGATTTAAATAATATTATAGCACAAACTAATGCAGCCTATTTCCAAATAAGATTATATAGAAGTGATGAAATAAAATATACTTTTGCAATACAACCTACACAAGATGGCGTGGCAGTACTTACAATAACAGACGACCTTATAAATGACCCTATTGAATTAGGTGAATATGATTTCCAAATATCATTATTGGATGCCGACAAAACAAGTATGATTTCCATGCCTATTGTAAAACAACAATTGCATGTGTGCGAGCCGCTTGTAGATAACCAGGCAATTATGGGTAGAGCAGTTCTAGGGTTAAGTAGCTTAGCGAGTGGTGAAATAAAAAATGCTTTTGATAGTAAAGGTAATTATATTAGAGAAATCCATAATGATGGCGATATATTATCTGCACAATTAATAAATAAATTTGAGGAAGCACTAGACAGTAATACCAAAGCAATAAAAAACCAAGACATACCACATACTATTTCTAGTAAAGTATTAGCTACTATACCTGCTAGTGATATAAAAATAGGTGATAATATTACTGTGAATAATGTTTCTATTAAGAAAGATAGAAGATATTATATAGAATTTTTAGGTAGTAAAAAAATATGTAGTTTATCAATAGATGAAGAAATAGGTAATGCTATTGCATGTAGTATAAATAATTATACAATAGAAGTATTTAATGATTCGTCTAATATATCAATGAGTGTTAGTAAAATAAATACAGATGACACCACTACTACTTTCACTGATTTAGTTATATATGAAGAAGAAGTTAAATATCTAGATAGCAAGTATTTAGAAACTGATTTAGTATTACAAAACAGTATTAGTTTAGGAAGAATAGGAGATATAGGTTCAGGAAGTAGCGCCATAGGTTATAACGTAGAGGCTTCAGGTAATTATTCTCATACTGAGGGTAATAATACAATAACTTCAGGTGAATGCCAACATGTACAAGGTAGATTTAACATACGAGATAATGATAATAAATATGCACATATAGTAGGTAATGGTATTGGTATTGATAATAGGTCTAATGCACACACTTTAGACTGGCAAGGTAATGCTTGGTATTTAGGTAAGTTATCTCAAGAAGGTACACCTACTGAAGATAAAGATTTAACTACTAAAAAATATGTAGATGATAATATATTACTTGAACAACTACCTATATTAAGAATTGATGAAACTAATAAACGTATATATGTTAATTGTAATAATATGGGAACATATAAAAAATACTTTGTACCAAATAAATATGCCAATGTATATGGATTCTCATTTATTTATACAAATGAAGATAGTAGCGAAACAGAAATAGCCCTTGTTGGTGGTGCTTTGACTAGAGATGATTTTATATTGTGTGCAAGAAATACTGATACTTTATTTATACTTATATTAGGTGGTGCTAATAAGTATACGTATACAAAAAGTACTAAAACACTAGAAAAAAGTTTATATGGATATTTAAAAATAGGAAATACGCAAGAATATACACCTACTAATGACTATAATCCAGCTACTAAAAAATATGTAGATGATAAAGTTTCTAGTTTACCACAGTTGTCATTTAATGAAGCTGGTGAATTAGTTGTAACAATAAATGGAGTTAGTAAAATATTTGTGCCAAAACCATAATAGAAAATAAAGAGGTGGTATAATAATGAAAACTAAAAATGGCTTTACATTATTGGAAAGTCAAAAAGATGTTAAAAATTGGTTGGCAAAACAACACGTAAGCAGAACAATAACTAAATTACAAGTACATCATATGGATATGCCAAGTTATAGTACATGGGAAAAGACAGACAAAAGAGTATTTTCCGAACCACATTTTGGACGTACTGAGTCCTTGGATTCTTACGGTAAAAGCAAGTGGCATGATAGTGATGGACATGGACATTATATTGCACAACACTTCAACGTATTCCCAGACGGTAAAATAACAACTGGACGTAATTTAAACTCCACTCCAATTGGTATTAAAAAATGGAATGAGAATGCCATATGTATTGAAATTTATGGATGTTTTGACAAAGGTCGTGACAAGATGACAGCTGCACAAAAGAAAGCAGTAATATATCTATATGGAGAACTATGTAAGAGATTCCATATTCCAGTAAACACTACACACATAAGACCACACTGTTGGTTTACAGCTAGTGGAGCTTACTTAGGAAAATATAGTGCTAGTAGAAGTGCGAAAACTTGTCCAGGTACTGCCTTTTGGGGCTATGGATGTTCACCTAAAGGCTTTGCTCATTTTATAAACGATGTAAAGAAATATGTTAATGGCAAAGAAGAACCTAAAAAAGAAGAATCCAAATCTGATACTAAATTTAAAGAATATATAGCACGTTGCACTACTAATGGACTTAATTGTAGAAAAGGACCTGGAGTAAAATATGACGTAGTTGATACAATAGATAAAGGAGTAGCAATAACAATAGTTGAAGAAAAAGAAGTTGATGGCGGTACTTGGTGTAGAGGAAAAGCTGACTACTGGGTAAATAAAAAATATTTAGAATTTGTTAGATACGTATAAATTTATAAGAGTTCCTACATAATAAATGTAGGAATTTTTTTTATTTAAAATAGTTGATTAATTATATGAGTAGTGATATAATTATCTTAATAAAAGATAAAAGAGGAGTTGTTAATAATGAGAGATTTAAAATTTGGTGTTGAAATTGAGTTCTTTGGTGCAAACTATGTAACAGTTATAGAAAAACTTAGAGCTGCTGGCATATCAGTAGCAGACTTTAGTGGATATACTCATAAAGTTATACCACAATGGAAAGTTACAACTGACTCAAGTGTTACTTCACGAGATACTGGATTATATAGAGGCTTAGAACTTGTAAGTCCAATACTATACGGAGATGAAGGTTTAGACGAACTTCAAAAAGTATATGAAGTATTAAATAGTTGTGGAGCTAAAGTGGATAAAACTTGTGGTACTCATGTACATTTTGATATAGCTGATTTTACAGTGCAAAACTGTAAGAACTTTTTAAATTTATTTTATAATTATCAAAATGTTATAAATTACTTAGTACCTCCTAGTAGACGTAGAAATGAGTACTGTAAACCTCTTAGAAAAGATGATTTAGTAAAGATTAATCAAGACTGGGTAACAAGTATAAGTGATATATCATATCTACTAAGTACAAGATATCGCAAGGTAAACCTACAAAGTTATATAAAATACGGGACAATAGAAATAAGACAACATGGAGGAACAACTGAGTTTGATAAAATGGAATCTTGGATAATATTAATGTATCAATTATTAGACAGTGCCAAACAAGAAGAAAAAATAGATTTATGTTGTAGACCATACACAGTAACACTTAAAAATTTAAACCGATTATTAAAAAGAACAAACTTAGATAATACTTGTATAGGTGATTACCTAACAACAAGATTTAATAACTTTAAGGAGGTGGCATAATATGTTAACATTAGAACAATATAGAGATATATGCAAGGTAAAGGACGGAAGTCCTTTTACCTGCAACATAAATATAAATACTTACATAAATGGTGTAAGATTTAGATTGGCTCAATGGTATGGCATACCTGAGGAACAAATATCAGATGAGTTCATATATAAATTTTTAAAAACTTTGGATAAAACAGGTGAATAATTATGTAAGTAGCAGTATAATATAATTAATAAAAGATAAATAAAAAGAAAAAAGGGGTTGTTATTAATGAGAAAAAGCATAGAAGCTATAAAAGGAGATAAATTACAAAACATAAGAAATAATCAAATATATACAGTGGCAGATGTTTGTAGTGAGTCACTAGTTTTAACAGATGAGAATGGCGTTAGTAAAATAAACAAATTAGCTACAATAAAAAGATGGTTTAAAATGTATGAAGAATATGTCGCTCCAGTAGTAGAAGAAAAAATAGATGAATATAGAACTAGAAATGACCGTCGTCCATTACCTGCTCAAAGAGGTATTGAAGTTAATAGAGATGATGTAAATACAGTCATAACTAATAATGGATGCTTCCCTAGCCAAAAGAAGGAATATCTAGGAGTATATAAAGAAGGTCAACGTGGAGCAATATGTATGATAAGATTCAATAGAAAAGGTAATATGCACATAGACATGAAACCTAGTGTATATGAAAAATTAGACTCAAATTATAGATACACATTAGAAACTAGATATGACACTGGTATATATGATAAAACTAGAGGATACTTTAGAATAAGTGGAGTAAATGATTTAGAAGTATTACAAAATGTAATAATAGCAGGAACAATGTAAGGGGAGGATAACTCCCCTAACTTTATTGGAGGTGCGATATGAAATTAAAAATTGACAAAGGTATAAAGTTCAGAGGGAACTCCTTGTTTGTAAAAATGGCTGGTGATGAGTTGAAGTATTTAGATATTATTAAATCCTTCAACTGCTATTACCATAAAAGTAAAAATATGTGGGAATTACCCAAAATAGCATTTAAAACTATACTAGATAAGTGTAGTAATTGTGCTATTGATATAATCGGTAAAATACCTAAAGAATTTGAGAATTATTTAGAATTACTGGACAACTATGATAAGTCACTAGCTGAATATAAAAGTAAAACTACACCATATAGTTATCAGATGGAAAGTTTCCTATACTCTAAAGACCATACTAAATTTCTATTGGCAGATGAGCAAGGACTTGGTAAGACCAAACAAGCCTTAGACATAGCAGTGAGTAAAAAAGAGCAGATGAAACATTGTTTGATTGTATGTGGAGTTAATGAGTTGAAGTGGAACTGGGTACATGAAGTGGCAGTACATACTAACGAACATGCTCATATATTAGGATTTAAAGATGGAAAAATTGGTAGTGTACATGATAGATTATTAGACCTACAAAGTAAACATGATGAATTCTTCCTTGTAACTAATATTGAGACCTTAAGAGATGTTAAAATACAAGAGTACATTAAAATATTGTGTACGTGTGGAGTAATAGGTATGACTATTATAGATGAGATACATAAATGCAAGAACTCTACTAGTATGCAAGGTAAGGCCATTCATTGTTGCTGCACATATTATAAGTTAGCACTAACTGGAACGCCGATAATGAATGCTGCTATAGACCTATATAATGTATTAAAATGGCTAGAAGTTGAGAATCACAGTTTAACTCAGTTCAAGAATCATTATTGTATCATGGGTGGATTTGGTGGATATCAAATAGTTGGATATAAACATCTCGATGAATTACAGAGTAGATTAGACAAATATATGTTGAGAAGGAAAAAAGAGGATGTATTAGACTTGCCACCTAAAATTTACATTAATGAACTACTGGAGATGGATACGGGGCAAACTAAATTATATAAAGAAGTAGAACAAACTATACAAGATAATATTGATAAAATACTTTTATTACCGAATCCATTAACTGCACTAACACGTTTGAGACAGGCTACTGGCAATCCCGATATTCTAACTACTCATAAAGTGAACAATGTCAAATATAAACGTATGGAAGAATTAGTGGAGGAAGTAGTTAACAATGGAGGTAAAGTTATCATTTTTAGTAACTGGGCAAAAGTAATTGAACCTGCCGCTCAACTACTAGAAAAGTACAATCCAGCTTGTATAACGTCTGAGGTCAAGAACAAGGATGAAGTACTAAGGGAGTTCAAAGAAAACGCTGATTGCCATGTTATATTAGGTACAATCGGCTGTCTAGGTACTGGTTTTACTTTAAATGAAGCTAATACAGTAATATTTTTAGATGAGCCATGGACGAGTGCCGATAAACAACAAGCTGAGGACAGATGTCACAGAATAGGAACAAAAGGTACAGTTAATATAATTACTCTAATATGTAAGGATACTATAGATGAAAAAGTACATAATATAGTTAATAGTAAACAAGAATTATCAAGTAAAGTAGTTGATAATAAAAAATTATTTAAAGAGATTATGGAGGGATAGATATGAAAATAATAGATGGAAAGATGTATTATAGTCTTACTGAGATTGGAGCCATTATTGGTAGAACAAAAGCTACCATATTAAGATGGTATGAGTATGAAGAAATGCTACCCGTGGAACAACGTACATTACCTGAATACATAACATTAGGAGAACAACATGCTAAATACTTTGCAGCACATGATGTTGATACTTTTGTAAACTTTATGAAGAAAACTAAAAGAGGCACTATGAAAAATGTCAGTGATAAATACAATGGCAACTTAGTAAATAACCGATAATTTCTATACTATATATAGTGATATGAGCTCATATGACCTACTTAAAATAGGTTTTATAGGGCTCATAGATTAATTACTTAAGGAGGGTAAAAAATGAAGGAATTAAGGGTTTTATTAGCTGAACTGGCTGAGATAAAAGAACTGAATAAAAAGAATAAAGAGCGTGAAAATAACTTGATTAAGAGTACTAAAACTATGTTAGATGAGCAAGGAATTACTAAAGGTGAATATGATGGCATAAAAGTTTCTTATACTACTAATACTAAAAGTGAATTAGATGATGATACACTTATTCAGATATTACTAAATATGGCACAAGAAAAACCTGAGATAATGGATTGTCTAGTGCCAACATATATTATAGATGAAGATAAGCTGGAAGAATTAATGTATGGCGGAATAATAAGTACAGATGACATAGCACCTGCTTATAGAGAGAAAACATATAAAACTTTAAGAGTAAAGAAGGTGAAATAATGTTACCAGGTTTTGAAAATGTAAAAAATAGTGTTAAAATTGATGAGTATAAAATAGCATATGAGTGCGTAGAACATAAACTAAAAGTGAATAAAGAGCCTGAAATGGAAGAACTTAGAAAATGGTTTATTTATAAAATAGAGCAAGATTATAATACTAAAATGTTAGGCACTAATAAACCATACTGCTATAAAACATTCAATAAACTAAAAGAAAAGTATAATCTAAGTAATTATGAATTAGCACAGAAACTTATTAATTGGGCTAAAATTTATAAAAGAGATTTTTCGGGCACTTTTGATTTTAGTTGTCTTAATACTAATTGGCTAATAGAAAAATTAGAGCAACAACCTAGCTATCAAGTTAAAAATGATTATAAATATGACACAACTAATAGAAGGATTTAATCCTTCTAATTTTTTTTAAATTTTTTTTAATTTGTAGTTAGCAAAATCGCAAATAATTCTATACTATATATAAATACTTAAAACTTGTAAGACTTAAAAATTAGTAAGACTGATAATAAATAAAGAATCGGTCGGTGGGATTATATTATGCACCAAAGGTACATAATTCTTACAACTAAAAAGGAGGAATTTATATGATAAGTACTAATAATTATTTAGTAGTTACACCTGATAACTATTTTTTATGTAATGATGTTAGACATATTATTAATAGTATTAAACATAGTTGTTATAGATTAAATGGTCATCAACTACAAAACTTCAACAAACTTATTACTAGACATATAGAGAGGGGTGATTGGGATAAACCTATTAAGAAACAAAAGTATATCATAAAAGATGATATATATGTAGTAAAATTAAGTAATGAAGAAATAAGATTATTTTATTAGGAGGGGTATTTTATGAGTGAAAAATTATGTGTATTAACTGAACAAGAGGTATTAGAGGAACAATTTACAATTTATGGCACTTTTGATAGACCATTATTTTTAGCAAAAGATGTAGCGGCAGTGATAGAACATAGTAGTATAACAATGATGTTAAAAAATGTGGATGAAGATGAAAAGGTAAAAATTAGACCTAAAGAATCTTTAGGGCTATTAACAAGTAATAATGAATATTGGTTTTTAACTGAGGATGGTTTATATGAAGTATTAATGCAAAGTAGAAAACCAATAGCAAAAGAATTTAAAAAACAAATTAAAAAAATATTAAAAGGTTTAAGAAAAGGAGAAATAAAAATGAGTGATAATACATTAAATGCTAGTGATATAAAAACTATTATGAAAAGTGTAGTAGATAACAATAATAATACTGCTGAGTGTATGAAACAAATGACTCAAATGATGGGAGTTATGACTCAAATATTACAAAATAATGTAACACCTACAAATACTAATACAACAACACAAACTGAAACACAACTTGACCAAGATTATATTACTAGTTGTGTAGGACCAGTGACTGGAAAATTTTTTAAAATGACTGACATAGCCAAAGATATAAATAGGGATTTAGGTATTTGCTGTAGTGCTAAAAAGTTGAATAGATTTTTATGTAATAAAGGGGTTATTACAAAAGTAAAAGGTTATGAATATAAAGACCACATTTATAGTAATTTTTATATAATAACTGAGAACTATAGAGATACTTATAGTACTATTTTAACAAGAGAGCATAATTCACAAAATGGAGAATTTTATTTAGCCAATGTTTATAGAGGAAACTTTAGACAGTTTGTCATAACATTAGTTAAAAATAATGTAAAAGAATTTTTAAATAGTTAGCAAAATGAGCAATTTTTCTATACTATATATGTAACTTATTTTATTAAATTATTTTATTATTTTAATTTTTATTATTTTCTTATATGACCCAATAGTGTATAATAAGAGAGTAGGTGATTAACTTCATATAACCAACTAATAAGAAATTATTAACAATCCCCAAATACATCCCAGTGGCTTGGTAACCCACTGGGATTTTTTTTTATTTAAACTAGTTAGTAAATTTTAACATTTTTATATACTATATGTGTAACACAAGATAAATAAAATTTGGAGGAGTGATTTATATGAGATTAAATTTAACAAATAACAAAGAGGATAGACAACTTGTATTAGTTAAGGAACAAGAGGGAAAAATTAATTTAGTTAACTTACTTAAAAAGTATGGTGATGTAGTAGATTATATGACACAATCAATGGTAGCTGATTTTTTTAGTGTTGATGAAACAGTAATTGAATGGTATGGAACTACTAAAAAAGATGAACTTCAAAGTTATGGTTATAGAGTTTATAAAAAGAGTGAAATTCTAAACATGGAGGGACTATGTTTAGAAAATATACCAAATAGAGGACTTAGATTATATCCAATTAAAGCAGTAATATTAATGGGTATGATGTTAACTGAAAGTGAAGTAGCTGAACAATTAAGAAGGGATATAATGGATATATTATTTGGTAATGAAGTTGCCATACCAACTGAGAGCACTATTAGAAATGTAGTTAGCACTGAATTAGATAAAAGGGTGCCACAATTAGTTGGAAGTAAAGATGTTCAAGTTAAAGCAATAGTTAAAGCGATTAAAGGTAATTTAGGAATTAAAACTAAAAAACAAAACTACCCAGATTATGAAACTACAGTAGCATGGTTAATGGCTAAATATGGTGTATATAAACTAGAAGATATACCATGTAGTGATGAATTATTCATTGATATAAGAAATTTTATTAATAAATTACAACCACGACAAAAAAGATTATTTTAGTAGTTAGTAAAACATCAAATTTTTCTATACTATATATGTAAGGGATATGGGAAACCTCCTTACATACTCAATCCTTAATATCTATTTGTTTTTACCTCGATACCTCCCCCCCCTTTGGTATCGAGGGTTTTTTTATGTTAGTAAAAGTGCATTTTTTACTATACTATAGATAAAAGGAGGTTTTACATATGTATGATGTAAAAGAATTTAAATTTATTAAAGATAAATGTTGGTTCAGAACCAATTGTCCTATGTATGGCACAAAAGATTGTAATTGTAGCTGTAGTGTATATTTTCAGTATTATTATTTAGTTAACTTAGCGAATATTCCACCAAATAAACAACAGCCTGAGGATTTGAAGTTGAGTGCGGGTAATGATATTAAAAAATATGAATATCTTAATAGTATAAAAGAAAATATCAATGACTTTGTACATGATGGCTGTAACTTATATCTATATAGTCCTTACTTTGGTAATGGGAAGACTACGTGGGCAATAAAGTTGATGAGTAAATATTTTAGTAATATTTGGAATGGTAATGGCACACGTTGTAGAGGACTATTTATCAATGTAGATGAATTTCTAATGACCAAAAGAAATGCTATAAAACGACCTGATATAAGATTAGAAGAAATGGAGAAATTAATCCCAACTGTAGACTTAATAGTGTGGGATGACATAGGAGTAACTAAATTAAAAGAATATGACCATCAAATATTATTCAGCTTAATTAATCCGCGTATAGTCAATAACAAAGCTAACATATTTACAAGTAATGTTATTGATGAGCAATTGGACGATAATATTGGAGGTAGATTGTCGAGTAGAATATTAGATACAAGCACGATAGTTGAATTCACTAACAAAACACAAAGGAAACCAAAAGGGGTGAGAATATAATGGTACAGTTACAAGCTATAAATGATATTCTAAATAATAATAATTTAGATGCGTATACGAGTCAAGGGATAACAAAAGAGTACTTTAAAGACTATCAAGATGAGTTTGATTTTATATGTACTCACTTTAGAACTTATGGAAAAGTACCTGACTGGGAAACATTCATGGGAAAATTTCCTGACTTTGATGTTGTTGAAGTATTAGAGCCACTAAAATATATTATTTATAATCTTAAAGAAAACTATCTATTTGACCAAGGAGTGGCACTATTTCAAGCTAGTGGTGATGTATTAGAACAGAATGCTTTTGATGGCTTACAACATATAGTCACAAGGGCACAACGACTACTGGACCAAACTGTTCAGAGTAATGGAGTAAACATTAACAACATGGTAGATGAGAAAATAAAGGACTTAGAGAATAAACGTGCTAAAGGTGGTATGTTAGGAATTGGTAGTGGCTTACCTGAACTAGATAAGATACTTAATGGATGGCTACCAGGTGAAGAACTAGTAACTATAGTTGGTAGAGTTAATCAAGGTAAATCTTGGCTATTACAAAAGTTTTTAACAGAGGCAAATAAACAACATAAAAAAGTATTACATTATAGTGGTGAGATGGGAGTATTACAAGTGGCATATAGAAATGATACTTTAGGTATGAACTACACAAACTCTCAATTAATGAGAGGTACAATAGCAGATGGAGATTATACTCAATATATTAATGACTTAGAGACTAATAAAGAATTACCTCCATATATAGTAGTAACACCAGTAGACTTTGGAGGTAAAATGTTAACAGTGAGCAAACTACGTGCTCTTATAAAAGAGTATAAACCAGACATAGTTGGTATTGACCAAATATCATTAATGGAAGATGAGAGACGAGCAAAGGGAGACCAAACAAGAACTCAGTACACTCATATTGCACAAGATTTATTTAATATGAGTACTGAATTTAGTATTCCAATTATAGTTGATGCTCAAGCAAATAGAAATAAAGCTGATATGGCCAAACCTGAGAATCCTGAATTAGCAGACATAGGCGAGAGTGATGGTATTGCTCAGAATAGTAGTAGGGTTATATCTCTTGTGCAGACTAAAGCGGGATTGAGTCTTAAGATAACAAAGAATAGATATGGAGAAAATAATAAACAACTATTATATGTGTGGGATATCGACAACGGTATATTTTCCTTTGTGACTGAACAACTGGAAGATGGAGCTGAGATTGAGCCACAATTACCACTTAGAAATAATAATAAAATAAATGACGTTACTGATGTTTTCTAGTTAGTAAAATGGCACTTTTTTCTATACTATATATGTAGAGGAAATGTGGAGGCACATTCCTTTACTTCATAATATAACTCCCCTTTTTTACCCTGGCATTGGAGCGGACAATGTCAGGGGTTTTTCTTTTTTAAATTGTTAGTTAGTAAATTCTAAAAATATAATATAATATATTTAAAGGAGTTGATTATATGTTAACTGGTAGAAAAATAAGAGAAATGGAAATAGAAAAAGATTTAGTAAGAGAATTAAAATGGCTGATAAATAAAGCAGTGGACGAAGGGGACTTAATGTTTGAGCACTTAGACCCACTGTTTGATTTATTATATAAAGTACAGGAGGGGTAAATATGAAGTGTGAACAATGTGAAGAAAGATTAGATTATGATTATATGGTATTAGAACTACCAGACTATTGTGGTTACAAAGAATTAAACTTTTGCAGCACTGAGTGCTTGGACGAGTGGATAGAAGACCATAGTAGATGGGAGTTATGTGAAGATGATTAATGTAAATGGCATGGAACTTGATACAACGTATCAACAGTTATTAATTGATTTAAAAGGTAGTTTGATGAGTAATGGAATATTTTTATTGAATGATATAAAACCCACAGGAGATAACATCATGATAACTTGTCCAGTACATAAAGATGGACATGAGCGAAAGCCCTCTTGTGGGGTTTCTATTGTTCCAAAATATCAAGGGAGTAAAATAATAGAGCCTGGCACAGTACATTGTTTTACTTGTGGTTACACTGCTACGCTAAGTAGTTTTATAAGTGAATGCTTTGGCTATAAAGACGGGGGCATATTTGGTAATAAATGGATTAAGGCTCAATATAATACAGGCCTAACTGTTAAAACCCGCAAGGTGGAGCTAAATTTAAGCAGAGGAACAATTACTCAAGAGGAGCTACCAAACGTCCCTGAGGAGGTGTTACAAGGTTATAGATATACTGTCGGTTATATGTATAACAGAGGTTTGACCGATGATATAATAGAACAGTTCGACATAGGGTATGACAGAAAAGATGATTGTATAACTATCCCAGTTACCAACTTAAAAGGTGAAGTAAAATGGATACAACGTAGAAGTATTATAGGTAAAAGATACTATATACCAAGTGGCATAAATAAAACTGATTATCTGTTAGGAGCAAGTGAAGTATTGAGACAGAAATTATATAGACAGCCAGTATATATAGTGGAATCTCCATTTAATATGTTAACTCTTTGGAAGTTAGGTCATCCCGCTATATGTATATTTGGTACTGGAGGAGGAAATCAGTATTCTATGTTGAATAAATTACCTATAAGACATTATATAATAGCACTAGACCCAGACGAGGCAGGCAAGAATGGTAGTAGAAAATTATTACATCATTTAGGTAAGACTAAGTTATTGAGTAAAGTAAACTATTTAGATAGTAGAGACATCAACGACTTAGACACTGAATTTGACAATTTAAAAATTTCTTCAATAAATTTATAAAAAAAGTGTTGATTAATTATATAAAGGTCTATATAATTATAAGTATAAAAAGTAAATAAAAAAATACAGTTCAGGGGGGAATGATGTATGTTTAAAGATGTAGTTAAAGTTTATGGTTTACAACACACTGATGAGGAATTAGTAAGAGATTACCAAGCAGGTTTTCATGATGAAGTTATTGCCTACGTATTTGAAAAGAATAAAAGTTTATTTTATCAAGTAAGTAAAAAATATGTTGGTGTAAGCGATGATGAAGTTACAAGTATAATATTAGAACAAATATGGAAATGTTTTGAAAACTTTGATGCTGAAAAGAGTACTAGTGGTAAACTTACTAGTATGATATGTGTTTATATTAAGAACGCATTAAGAACTCTAACACAAAGTAATGCAAGTAATAAGAGAAAAGCCAACAACGGCGACCAATGTACTCCAATGAGTTGTTATGAAACAACTGAAGATAGATGGGAGGAAGCAAGTGTTGAAGATGAATATGACAAAGTAGAATTATCTGACTTAGTACATAAGGAAGATTTATCTGAAAAACAACTTCAATATTGTATGGTAGCACTTGACCATATGTGTGACTTACAACAATCTCATATGGCAAGGGAAATTGGAGTTAGTACTGCAGGAGTTGTTGGAATTAGACGTGCATTACAAAAGAAATTAAATTATTTATTGAGTTAGTAAAAACCAAAGTCTTACTATACTATATATAGTAAGACTTTTTAAATACAAAGGAGGTAGTTATATGGAACTACAAGATTGGAAATTAAGTGAGTTAGGCGAAGATATTTGGAAGAAAAAATATCAACGCAATGGTGAAAGTTTTGAAGACTGGCTAGAGAGAGTTAGTGGTGGAGATACACAAGTTGCTCAACTGATAGTGGATAAGAAATTTTTATTTGGCGGTAGAATACTTAGTAATAGAGGTATTACAGACAGAGGTGTAACTTACAGTAATTGTTATGTAATAGAACCTCCACATGATAGTATCGAGGGTATATATGAGGCTGCAATGAAGTTAGCTCGTACATTTAGCTATGGAGGCGGTTGTGGTGTTGATATTAGTACACTAAGACCAAAAGGAGCTGAGGTACATAATGCAGCTCTTACAACTAGTGGAGCTGTATCATTTATGGACGTTTTAGAACAGACTGCAAGAGTTATTGGTCAGAATGGAAGACGTGGAGCATTAATGATAAGTATGGACAGTAGTCATCCTGATATACATGACTTTATAGATGCTAAATTAGATAACAAATTAGAAAAATGTAATATCTCAGTACGTATGAGTGATGATGATATGGAAAATAAACCTGATATATTAGACCATATCGCATTAAATAATTATGACTGGGCAGAGCCAGGAATATTATACTGGGATACTATAAAACGTTATAACTTATTAGATAAATTTGCATATTTTGAATATGCAGGAGTAAATCCTTGTGTTACAGGTGATACTTTAGTACAAACAATACAAGGAGCAGTGGCTATAAAAGATTTAGTTGGTACTGAACCTTATGTTTATTGCATGGATAAGGATGGAAAATTAGTTGTAAAACGTGCTACTAAAGTTTGGAAAACTAGAGAAAATGCACAACTAGTTGAAATTGATTTTAATAGAGGTAAATTAATTTGTACACCTGACCATCAAATATATACAAGAAATAGAGGATGGGTAGCTGCAAAAGATTTAAAACCAAAAGATAGATTAAATGGACTTGGATTTAGTAAGGGTAATGAGATAAATGAAATGATTAAGTTAACAAGTGACCCTAAATACTACAAACATCATAGATTTATAATGGAACAAATGGGACATAGTATACAAGGTAAAGACGTACACCACAAAGATAATAATCATTTAAACAATGTTTATAGTAATTTAGAAGTTATAGCACACAGTAAGCATTCCATTTTAACTAATCAAGGACATGAATGTAATTGCCCACAAGACCCAGTAACAGGACAATTTATACCAAAAGAATGTAAATGTAAACGAAGTAAAAATGATAGTGTTAATGTAGATAATACAGGTAAAAACTTTATAGTAAAAAGTGTAACATTATTAGATTATACGGAAGATGTTTATGATTTAACAGTACCTGAATTGCATAACTTTATAGCAAATAATATAGTTATACACAATTGTGCTGAAGAACCATTACCGGCAGGTGGTAGTTGTCTATTAGGAGCATTAAACTTAAGTGAATTTGTAGAAAACCCATTTACAGATAAAGCTGCCTTTAATATACCTGAGTTCAAAAGTGCAGTAAGAATAGCGATACGTGCCTTAAATGATGTGTTAGATGAAGGACTAGAATTACATCCATTAGAAGAACAAAGAGAATCTGTACGTGATTGGAGACAAATAGGACTTGGCATTATGGGGTTTGCTGATATGTTACTAAAAATGAGTTGTCAATATGACTCAGCGAGAGCGCTTGATATAATTGATATGGTAGGTAAAACACTAGTTAACACAGGATTAGAGGAAAGTGCCTTACTAGCTATGGATACTGAATCATTCCCTGAATGTGACCTACGTTTAATACTAGCAAGTACTTTTATAACCGTATTAAGAAATAGTAATGTTATTGAAGATAATACAATTGATTTGATAAAACGTTATGGCCTTAGAAATTCTCAATTATTCACAATTGCACCAACAGGAAGCATAAGTACAATGTTAGGAGTTAGTGGTGGAGTAGAACCAATATTTGCTACACACTATACAAGAAAAACTGAATCACTTCATGGAGAAGATGTATATTATAATGTATATACTCCAATAATACAAAAGATGATTGATATGGAATTAATAGCTGAGGAAAATGTAAGTACTATAGCCACTGCTCAAAATATAGACCCGTTTGATAGAGTTACAATACAAGCTACATGGCAAAAATACATTGATGCAAGTATAAGCAGTACTGTTAATGTTACTAATGATACAACTGTTGAAACTATAAGAGATTTATACCAAGCGGCATGGGAGGAAGGATGTAAAGGACTAACAATCTACAGAGCTGGCTGTAAAAAAGAAGGTGTATTAGTAGTAGATAAACCTGAGGAAGATACTATACACATACCAATAACTGATACTTCAATTGATAACTGTGTGGCATATGGCACTCAATTAACAACTGGATGTGGTAGTTTATGGATGAGTGTATACTTCCATAAGAAAACTGGACAATTATGTCATATCTTCTTAGATAAAGGAAGTACAGGTGGTTGTAATAGTTTCATGGTAGGATTATCAAGATTAATATCATTAGCAGGTAAAAAAGGTGCTACAGTTCAAGAAATAGTTGACCAATTAAAGAGTGTACCTGCTTGTCCATCTTATACTGTTAGAACTGCAATAAAAGGTGATACAAGTGCTGGTAAATGTTGTCCAAGTGCAATAGGAAAAGCACTATTGGAGTTAAATCGAAGATTTAATTCAGACCACATTGAGATGAGTACGGGAGAACTTAAGCGAGAAGAAATGACAGTAAATAATTGTCCTGAGTGTGGAGCCAAATTAAACTTCACTGGAGGATGTAATAGTTGTCCTGAATGTGGATGGAGTCGTTGTAGTTAGGAAGGGTGATAAAATGGTATTAATGTACCGTAGATTAGAATTTAATCACAAATATTTTATATCTAACAGGGGATTTATAATATCCCTTGTTAGAAGATTTAGATTATTAAATATTCGTAGGGATAAGAATGGTTATGTACATTATTATATAAGAGATACTGTAACAGGAAAGCGAAAGGATTATAAGGGACATAGATTAGTAGCCGAAGCGTTTATTCCCAATCCTAATAAATTACCAATAATCAATCATATAGATGGGAATAAATCAAATAATCATGTTGAGAATTTGGAATGGTGTACTCAATCATATAATAATATTCACTCATATGAAACGGGCTTACACGTTCCGGGTTATAAGGCTTGTGTTATAAATGGAGAATTTTACAAGAGTCAATCCGAAGCAGCGGAGAAATTGGGAGTGTGTAGACACACTGTAGACAATTGGATTAAACTTGGTAAAGGTTATTATATAAAATGTGATTAAGGGGTGATTATATGAATGAACAAATGTTTAAGAGTATAACAAGACTAAGAATGTCAATGTTAATGTTTTATAAATTATATTATAAATAAAAAAAAGA